ACATTGACGGCATTCGTGAACCCGTTGCTGGTTCTCTAATGTACGGAAACAACATCATCTCTGGTGCCGTTGTTCCTTCTTCTAATGCTATCGGACTTCACTTCTATCCTATCTGGGAAGCTGCTTCACTTGATGAATGGCTTTATAACGGTGGACCTTTCCAACTCGTTGTATTCCACTTCCTCATCGGCATCTATGCTTATATGGGACGTGAATGGGAACTCTCTTACCGTCTAGGTATGCGTCCTTGGATCTGTGTTGCTTATTCAGCACCTGTTGCTGCTGCTTCTGCTGTATTCCTGGTCTATCCTTTCGGTCAAGGTTCTTTCTCTGATGCAATGCCTCTGGGTATCTCTGGAACCTTCAACTACATGCTTGTCTTCCAGGCAGAACACAATATCCTGATGCACCCCTTCCATATGCTTGGTGTTGCTGGTGTCTTCGGTGGTTCACTGTTCTCTGCGATGCACGGTTCACTGGTGACTTCTTCACTGGTTCGTGAAACTACTGAAACTGAATCGCAGAATTATGGTTATAAGTTCGGTCAAGAAGAAGAGACCTATAACATCGTGGCTTGACAGAGCGGGTCACGTTAAACTGGGTGAACTGCTGGAAACCTAAGTCCTTTATGGATATGGCAATCAGCATCCAAGTCCTAGATACATCTAGGAAAGGTTCAGAGACTACCTGAGGGATACAGTTCCCTTAATAACAGGCAAGAGCGCCCAGCACCTTTAATAGGTGAAGATATAGTCCAACCCTTAAGGAAACTTTTGGACAATTGGCTCACGGTTACTTTGGACGACTCATTTTCCAATATGCTTCGTTCAATAATTCTCGTTCACTTCACTTCTTCCTCGCCGCTTGGCCCGTTGTGGGCATCTGGTTTACTGCTCTAGGCGTAAGCACTATGGCATTCAACCTCAACGGACTAAATTTCAACCAGAGTATTCTGGATAGTCAAAACCGAGTAATTCCTACTTGGGCGGACATATTGAACAAAGCTGGGTTGGGTATGGAAGTTATGCACGAGAGAAATGCACATAATTTTCCTTTAGATTTGGCGGCAGCAGAAACAACTTCGGTTGCTCTAACTGCTCCTTCTATAGGTTGATATAATCACTAAATTGTGATATAATGAAGAGACCTGTAAAGGTCTCTTTTTTTATAAATAATAATATCCGTGAGCAGACCACAAATGAATGTAAGATATACTGATAAGGATAGGGAGATTTGGAAGCAAATGTATTTGTCTGGTTTATCCTCCCACGAGATTGGAAGACAACTAAACATACCAAGAGTTTCTGTATATAAGTATCTTAAAACAATTGGCATAACAAGAAACTTTTCTGAATGGCAAATAGGTAAAGAACCTTGGAATAAAGGAAAGAAAACAGGTCAAAAAGTTTGGAATAAAGGATTAACCAAAGAAACTGATGAAAGAGTCAAAAAATATGGAGAAAAAATAAAGGGCAATAATTGTCAAAACCCTTGGAAAGAAAGATATTTTGATACTGATTATTTGTATTTGGTTATTGTTTATCTTGAAGGTAAACTGGTTTATAAGGTTGGTAGAAGTTTCAATAAATTAGCAAATCACACCAAAAATAAATTACATAGTGTAATTAAAATATGGAAAGGAATTCATTATCAAGTTCATCATCTTGAAAAGTTCATCCATCAAAAATACCAAGATTATAAAATTGATTTTGAGACCACGGACAGTGGATATACGGAGTGTTATGTGGTAGAATTACCCATAACTGAAATCATTAACCTTACAGAAAAAACATTAAAACATTATGATTACTAAAGAAGGATTTATTGAGGCAACCAATCTAGCACCTGAAAACGCAGAAAAAATTTATCAAGAACTTAATGATAGGTTTAATGGGGATTGGGATAAAGCATCTGACTACCTTAAAGATTTGGTTGCATACTTACAAAAGCACCAATAAAATGCTCCTCATCCTCCTGCTCTTCCAGTTATTTGGATTGTTCCTTTTCATAATGTCTCTGCTATAATACATACAACAGTTACTTCTTACTAATGAAAGACCTATCACTTTCCGAAGAGCAAATTAAACTTCTTGCGGATGCTCTTTGGATGCGTCAAAGATGCTTTATCGCAGGAGACAAAAGATTCAAAGAATATGGTGCGATGTTAGATACACTTCTTGAAGGAATTGAATACACTCCAAAAAGATTCTGAATATGACTTACGATACAGTCTTCATATCTGATGTTCACTTGGGAACTCCGCGATGTAATACTGAAAAGTTTCTCAAGTTTCTGAAAGAACTCAAAACCAAAAAGTTAGTTCTGGTAGGTGATATTATAGACATCTACTGTATGGAAAAATATAATACTCGTTGGAAAAAAGAGCACACCGAATGTGTTCATCAGATTCTCAATCTCGCAAAGAAAGGAACCGAGATTGTTTATATTCTTGGAAATCACGAAGGAATGATTCGTCGTTATACTGATTTTGAACACAAGAACTTTAAGATGGTTGATGAATATACGCACAAGGATTCAAAGGGAAATAAGTTTCTTTGTATTCACGGAGATAAGTATTCTGAGTATTCTTCTGGGTCTTGGAAACAACTCATCTTTAATAAAGGATATGAATTCATTACACCACTCAGTTTATTTTTTGAGAGGTTCTTCCGTTTCTCTTTGGTTTATGCTTTGAAGAATAGTGTGCGTGGTAAGAACTATATCAATCAATATGAGACTGATATTGCTTCTTATTGTGCTCAAAGAGATAAGAAATATTCTGGTGTAATCTGCGGACACATACATTCGGCAAATATTCGCAATTTTGGCAAAATCACTTATATGTGTTGTGGAGATTTTGTGGATACTTGTTCTGCCATCTTAGAAAAGAACGGTGTATATTGTTTGGAAAAGTACTGATGATATCCTCAACAACTCCATATAAACTCGCAGAGATTATTCAAGATACTTGGCCTGGACTTTACAGACCTGTACAAGACCGTAAGGATTTTCCAACAAACACTTCCACCACAGATAAAAAAGTGGTATAATTACTCATAGTCACTACAACTTTTATGACTTTTAATGTTACTCTTCGTTCCGCCGATGGAACCGAACAAACTATTCAATGTCCCGCAGACCAATATATTCTAGAAGCAGCAGATGAGGCAGGAATTGATCTTCCTTTCTCTTGTAAGGCAGGTGCCTGCTCTGCCTGTGCCGGTAAGGTTGTCTCTGGTGAGATTGATAATGAAGACCAATCTTTCCTTGATGATGACCAAATGGCAGATGGATGGGCACTTCTTTGTGTGGCATATCCCAAGTCTGATTGTGTCATTCTTACCGAACAGGAGGAGAACCTGTGAGTTCCGAAATGCTCGGACAACTTGCCGTTGCCATTCAAAATCTTGGATGGGAACCAACGGATGAGATTGTAGTACAAGTCGGTGGTGTTGCCGCAACTGGCACTGAAACAAATCCCGATGCAAATCCAAAATGGGCAAAACCTTATGGTACTGTCACATATCAAAACGATGCTTTTATTGTGATTAAGAATGTAAATCGCAATCCTGTAGTACCTTCGCAACCAAATAATGAAAAAGTATAATAGTGAAGAATATTTTTCAGTGATTGATAAAAGAACTGGAAGAAAAATTGTAGATTGTGCCGAGTGGTCAGATGCAATGTTGATGTTTGATTTTGACCCACATAATCGACAAATCACAAGGAATAAGTTTCTGATGGGTCAAGTAATTGATGTAGAAATGCCTAAAGCACTTCCAACAAATGAGATAGTTCAAGGTGGTGTTGGTAGTTCTTATGATATTCCAACTGCAACTGGTGCCAATGGACCTGGAGAACCATTGCCACAAATCAAACTACCAGAAAGACAACAAGAACCTTTTGTTGTATGAATCTACTTAACTTTTTTGAGAGAGACTCTGACATCACTTACTATGATGAGTTTCATTACATTTATATTACACTCAAAGAACTCGTAGAAGTTATAAGAACAAAGAATAAATAATCATAAGTTGCAAATACTTATGGTTCCTCTACACTCGTTTAAGGACTATCTGTTTAATCTAGAAACGACCAGTAAAGCAGAAGCAAAACGAATGTGGAGGAAAAATATAAAAGAGCAATGGGAACACAAGTGTGCCTATTGTGATTCGGAAGAGAATATCACGCTGGACCACATCATTCCGCAATGTAAGGGTGGACTTGATGTAAAGACGAATGTAATTTCCTGTTGTCATTCCTGCAATCAATCCAAGGGGCACGAGCACTGGAAACTATGGTATGTCCAGCAAGATTTTTATAGTGAAGAGAGATTTGATAAAATACAAGAATGGATGAAACCAGAGGCACCAACAAATCTATATTCTTATCGCCCAAGACGTAATAATATTTCTTGAATAAATAAATCAAGGCAATATATATTGCTTTTTTGGTAAATACCGAATGTAATAAATGGCAACTCCGATTCGTATTAAAAGGTCTGCTGTACCCGGCAAAAGACCTGCGGTTTCTGATTTAAGAACAGGTGAATTAGCTTTAAATACGTTTGATGCAGAAGTCTATACTTTAAGAGATAGATTTTCGCAGACTGGAATTTCTACGGAAGTTGTTAGACTCGGTGCGGGTGCAACAGTTACTAATATTTTATATGTCACAAAAGACGGAAACGATACGAACACAGGAAAAAAACTCGGAGACGCAAAAGCAACTGTTGGAGCAGCCCTCTCAATCGCAACAGAAGGATCCGTTATTAGAGTTGCTTCTGGATCTTATATAGAAAATAATCCTTTAGTTTTGTCAAAACAGGTCTCAATTGTTGGAGATAGTTTAAGAGAAGTATCAATATCTCCACAAAATTCAAATCAAGATTTATTTCACGTTACAGAAGGAAATTATGTAACGGAAATGTCTTATACAGGATCTTTGAATCCTGGTAAGGCAGTTTTTGCTTTTAATCCAAATACGATTGGATTTTCAAGTCAGTCGGCATATATTCGTAACTGTACTAATTTCATTCCAAATAGTATTGGAATGAAAATTGATGGTAATGATGCCATAGGTCCAACTAGGAGTATGGTTACGGATTCCTTCACTCAATATAATCAGGGTGGAATTGGAGTTTCAATCACAAATGGGGGGTATGCTCAGTTAGTTTCTCTCTTTACAATTTGTAATGACATAGCGGTTTATTGTGGATCTGGTGGTGCTTGTGATCTTACAAACTCAAACTCATCTTTTGGAAACTATGCTCTTGTTGCTGATGGTGTTGGAGCAAAAAAATATACGGGAATAGTCACAAGTGCTGCAGCAGAAAATGCTGATACTTTTGTTCTTGATTTAAATGTACCAACTTTAAATATAGTAAATGCTCTTTATGATAATACGACGGGACTTTTAACTGCCTATACTGATAGTGCTCATAAGTTCTCGGTTGGTATGGGTATTTCTCTTTCTGGACTTGAATTTAGTTGCCCTTCTGGTCCCGGAATTGTTACATACCCAAGCGGAAAAAAGGGATATATATTTGAAACAAAAACTGTTGCTCCGGGAAGATATGTTGATTCGTATAATTTAATTCGGGCAAATAGACAAGAAATTATTGATAGTTCTTATAATCAAATAACCACACAATTCCCATCTTTTGTAAATCCAAGTCCAGATAAGTGTAAGAGAGATATTGGATATATTGTAGATGCCGTATCACTAGATGTAAGAGATTTTACAAGTGAAAACTCTATTGAAGCAACAAAAGCTTATTTTGGAGAAAATGGTCTTCCCTTAAATAATGGTCTTGTTGGAGAAGAGATACAAACAATAGTTGGATTTACTTCTGCCAGAGAACTAATGAAACTGGCAATTACTAATAATCTAACAGTTAAAGACTTGAATGTTGTTGCGGATCCACTCACCGGAAGTAATACGAGTCCTGCTTCTTGTGCCGATGTTCGGTCTTTTATTGATAATCTTGTCGGAATTATTACGACTAGTATTGGTGCCGGGAATATCCTTTCACTTCCACAAGTGTCTATGGCAAGTACGGTGTTTACTTGTAATGTTGGAGTTTCTACATTACCTCATACTTATGTAGGTAGCGGCACGGCAAAAATTAATGTCATAAGACCCTTTGATGGTCAGGTCGTATATTTTAACAAACTTTACTATACAGTAGGAAAGATATTAATAACTAATGGTGGATCTGGATATTCTCTTTCTCCGGAAATTACTATATCTGATCCAGAAACTGATTTTGGAGTTGTTGCACAGGCAGTTGCGGAAGTTAAAGATGGTACTGTTGTTGCAATTGATATGGTTTCTACGGGTAGAGGATATACTTATACACCAACAGTCACATTAACCGGTCCTGAAGTTGGAATAAATACAGCAGTAGCGGTTCCTTTAATGGTTCCAACTTATTATTCAATATTAAGTTCTACTCCAATTTCTGCCGGTATTTGTACTATTACGGTAAATGATAATGTTCCTTATGAGGTTGGAATTGGAACACAGGTTCCATTTTTTAAACAGAGTCGTATTTTGGCATCAGGGCATTCTTTGGAATATATTGGTTCTGGTACAAATATTGACACTGCTCTTCCCTCATTAGGTGGGGTTCCAATTCAAGAGAATGAGACCGATGTTCGTAATGGTGGATTGGTTGTATTCACGAGTACGGACCAATCAGGAAACTTTAGAATTGGTGATGGCGTTGTAATTGATCAGCAGACGGGTACTATATCTGGTACATTTTATTCTAAGAGTTTATTTTCTACCATTACACCATTTATTCTAGCACTAGGAGGAGATTAAATAATGGCATTAGCACTTAATGTATTCAAGACGATTACTACTGTTGGTAATACTAATAATGTCGGCATTTATACTGCTCCAGTTGGATATACTGGAGTTGTACTTCTAGCACAGGCAACGAATATTGGAGCACAAACACAAACAGTTTCATTCGCACATCAAAGAACCAATAAAAGAACAGGAATTGCGGTTACAACTGAAATTATTTTATCTTATCCTATCTCTGGAAATGATACGGCAAATTTGTTAGCAGGAAAGTTAGTTCTGGAATCAAGTGATGTCCTTAGATTTTCCGCAAGTAATAATACTGATATTAAGTTCATAGCAAGCATTCTAGAAACTCTTAACTAACAAATGGATAAGTACGTCAGCGGCAGACAAAGGAAACTCCAAGTAGGTTTATCTTCTTATAGTGAAGGAACTCAGGTAGTAGAAGTAATTGGACGTGTAGGTATTGGTTCTACAGTCTTTGATGCCCAGTATGACTTAGACGTTCGTGGCAATACAAATCTTGGTGCTAATAGTTCTAATTTAATTAATATTCCTGGAAGAATCTCTTCAAATTTATATCCATCTAGCGATGGTGTTTATGATATTGGTAGAGCTCCTCAAATTGGTTCTGGAGCAAATCGTTGGAAAGATGCTAATTTTCTTGGAAAGGGTACATTTAATGCTGGTGTAGATGCTCATGATATTGAAATTGGTGTAGGTGCTGCGAATTTAATTTATAGTACTTCTGGAAATTTAGAATTAAATTCTGACAGCGGAAGAACTAATATTGATGATAATCTAACTGTATCGGGAAATATTGGTGTAGGGTCTGTTAATCCTACATCAAAACTCTGGGTAACTGGTGATGGATATTTTACTGGTGTTGTAACTTCCTCTAACTTTTATGTTAATGGTGAATTAGTTGGTACTGGTGGTTCTTTAACCAATCTTTATGTTTCTGGTATATCTACTTTCAGTGGACCTGTTGGATTAGGATCTTCGGTAGTAGACGTATATGGTAATGTAGGTATTGCTGGTTCTATTTTAATTTCTACTGGTGCTGGAGTTAGTTGGGTTTCTCCTTTTGCTGCCGGTCTTCAAGGTACTCAAGGTCTTCAGGGTACTCAAGGAACTCAGGGAATCCAAGGTGAGCAGGGTACTCAAGGTCTTCAGGGTACTCAAGGAACCCAAGGTCTACAGGGTACACAAGGTACTCAAGGTCTTCAGGGTACTCAAGGAACTCAGGGAATCCAAGGTGAGCAGGGTACTCAAGGTCTTCAGGGTACTCAAGGAACTCAGGGAATCCAAGGTGAGCAGGGTACTCAAGGTCTTCAGGGTACTCAAGGAACTCAAGGTCTTCAGGGTACTCAAGGAACTCAGGGAATTCAAGGTGAGCAGGGAACTCAAGGTCTTCAGGGTACTCAAGGAACTCAAGGTCTTCAGGGTACTCAAGGAACTCAAGGTCTTCAGGGAACTCAAGGAACCCAAGGTCTTCAGGGTACTCAAGGTACTCAGGGTCTTCAAGGAACTCAAGGAACCCAAGGTCTTCAGGGTACTCAAGGTACTCAAGGATTACAAGGAACTCAAGGAATTGAAGGTCCAGTAGCGGGTTCATCAGGCCAAGTTATCTATAAAGATGGTTCCAATAATCCTGTCGGTTCCAATAACCTAACCTTTGATGGTTCTAACTTATATGTTGGTGGGAACATTACCGTTGGTGGTACTACGGCATTCCTTGCTGTTAATGAACTTAAAGTTAATGATAAAGATATTATACTTGGTATTACCACCGATGCTTTTGATAATGATATTTCTACCGATATAACCGCAAATCATGGTGGTATTGCAATTGCTTCTACGGAAGGAAGTCCATTAATTGACATTAGTATCGTTGGTATTGATAGTATTCCATCCACATACAAACAAATTATGTGGATTAAGGGTGGTACTTTGGGAGCAGGAACCACCGATGCTTGGTTATTCAACTATGGTGTTGGTATTGGTTCTACTCAAGTACCTAATGGAGTAAGACTTTCCGCTGGTGGTATGCAGGTTACTGATACCACAGTAACTTCTCCATACTTTGATGGTATTGTTACAAAACAGGCAATTAAGGGTCAAATATCTACAAGTAGTGTAACTTCTGATGATTTGATTTTGATCTATGATAACACAACTGATCAAATTTATAAATCAACAATTCAGGATGCCGCTCTTCAGGGTAGACAAGGTATTCAGGGTCTTCAGGGTACTCAAGGAACTCAGGGTCTTCAGGGAACTCAGGGCACTCAGGGTCTTCAGGGAACTCAGGGCACTCAGGGTCTTCAGGGTACTCAGGGAACTCAAGGTCTTCAGGGTACTCAAGGAACTCAGGGAATTCAAGGTGAGCAGGGAACTCAAGGTCTTCAGGGTACTCAGGGAACTCAAGGTCTTCAGGGTACTCAGGGAACCCAAGGTCTTCAGGGTACTCAAGGAACTCAAGGTCTTCAGGGTACTCAAGGAACTCAGGGAATTCAAGGTGAGCAGGGAACTCAAGGTCTTCAGGGTACACAAGGTACTCAAGGTCTTCAGGGTACTCAAGGTACACAGGGTCTTCAGGGTACTCAAGGAACTCAGGGAATTCAAGGTGAGCAGGGAACTCAAGGTCTTCAGGGTACTCAAGGTACACAGGGTCTTCAGGGTCTTCAGGGTACACAAGGTACTCAAGGTCTTCAGGGTACTCAAGGTACACAGGGTCTTCAGGGTACGCAAGGAACTCAGGGTCTTCAGGGTACGCAAGGAACTCAAGGAATTCAAGGTGAGCAGGGAACTCAGGGAACTCAAGGTCTTCAGGGTACGCAAGGTACTCAAGGAATCCAAGGTGAGCAGGGTACTCAGGGTCTACAGGGTACGCAAGGAACTCAAGGAATTCAAGGTGAGCAGGGAACTCAGGGTCTTCAGGGTACTCAAGGAACCCAAGGTCTTCAGGGTACTCAAGGAACTCAGGGTCTTCAGGGTCTTCAGGGTACGCAAGGAACTCAAGGAATTCAAGGTGAGCAGGGAACTCAGGGTCTTCAGGGTACGCAAGGTACTCAAGGTACTCAAGGTCTTCAGGGTACTCAAGGTACACAGGGTCTTCAGGGTACTCAAGGTATTCAAGGACAGCAAGGTATTCAAGGTACTCAAGGAATTCAAGGTGAGCAGGGTACTCAAGGTCTACAGGGTACACAAGGTACTCAAGGTCTTCAGGGTACTCAAGGAACTCAGGGTCTTCAGGGTACTCAAGGAACTCAAGGAACTCAAGGAATTCAAGGTGAGCAGGGTACTCAAGGTCTACAGGGTACACAAGGTACTCAAGGTCTTCAGGGTACTCAAGGAACTCAGGGTCTTCAGGGTACTCAAGGAACTCAAGGAACTCAAGGTCTTCAGGGTCTGATTGGTCCTATTGCCGGTTCTGATACTGAGGTAATTTTTAATGATGCAGGAGTTTCTGGAGCTTCTTCTAACTTTACGTTCAATAAAAATACCTCAACCGTTCAAATTGGAGGAGTTTCTGGTACTGGAATTGGCATTAACACCAATACAATTACTGGTCCTTCCGAACTGATTATTGACCCTGCTGGTGTAGGTGTTGATACTGGTGTCGTAAGAATTAAAGGTGACTTATATGTAGACGGAACCACAACCACAATTAATTCTACCATTGTAGAGATTGCTGATGCTCAAATAGGCATAGCAACAACAGTAGGAACCAATTTACTTCTTGATGGTGCCGGAATCGGTATTGGGTCTACTAATATTCGTAAGACTTTAACCTATGATTTCTCAAGTGATTCATTAAAATCAAGTGAAAACTTTGATTTAGAAAATAATAAAGTTTATAAAATTAATGAAGTTGAAGTACTTTCTTCAACTACTCTAGGAACAGGAGTTACAATATCAAGTATTAGAAGTGTATCACCAGGTTTAATTTCCGATAGACCTGAAGTATCAGCAACTGCCGATGATTATATTCTTTATTATGATAATCTTGATGGAACTCTGAAGAAGTCCACAATTCAAAATGCCGCCCTTCAGGGTGTTCAAGGTACTCAAGGACTTCAGGGTACTCAAGGTCTTCAAGGAACCCAAGGTCTTCAGGGAACCCAAGGCACTCAGGGTACTCAAGGTCTCCAAGGAACCCAAGGCACTCAGGGTACTCAAGGTCTTCAGGGTACTCAAGGAGCACAAGGTACTCAAGGTCTTCAGGGTACTCAAGGAGCACAAGGTACTCAAGGTCTTCAGGGTACTCAAGGAGCACAAGGTACTCAAGGATTACAAGGAACCCAAGGTACTCAGGGTACTCAAGGTCTTCAGGGTACTCAAGGTCTTCAGGGTACTCAAGGTCTTCAGGGTACTCAAGGTCTTCAGGGTACTCAAGGAGCACAAGGTACTCAAGGTCTTCAGGGTACTCAAGGTCTTCAGGGTACTCAAGGTCTTCAGGGTACTCAAGGATTACAGGGTACTCAAGGATTACAAGGAACCCAAGGCACTCAGGGTACTCAAGGTCTTCAGGGTACTCAAGGAGCACAAGGTACTCAGGGTACTCAAGGATTACAAGGAACCCAAGGTACTCAGGGTACTCAAGGTCTTCAGGGTACTCAAGGTCTTCAGGGTACTCAAGGTCTTCAGGGTACTCAAGGATTACAGGGTACTCAAGGATTACAAGGAACCCAAGGCACTCAGGGTACTCAAGGTCTACAAGGTACTCAAGGTCTTCAGGGTACTCAAGGAGCACAAGGTACTCAAGGTCTTCAGGGTACTCAAGGTCTCCAAGGAACCCAAGGTACTCAGGGAACTCAAGGATTACAAGGAACCCAAGGTACTCAAGGTACTCAAGGTCTTCAGGGAACTCAAGGTTTAACGGGACCAATAGCAGGTTCTAACTCTCAAGTTATTTTTAACAATAATAATGTTTCTGCCGGAGCTACTAACTTTGTATATGATGCTGTAAATCAAAGAGTTGGTATTGGAACCACAGTTCCAACAACAAACTTAGATGTAAATGGTGGTATTAGACTTCGTGGTTCTCTCTTTGATAAGGATAATGAACCTGGAGCACCAGGGCAAGTTCTCGCATCAACTGGTTCTGGAGTAGATTGGGTTGCTGCCGCCGCTGCTGGCGCAATTACTGGTATTACAATTCGTGAGGAAGGTTCTGTTGTAGGAACTACAGATAGTGTTAATTCTGTTAATTTTGTAGGACCAAATGTAACTGCAACAGCATCTGGTGCTGGCGCAACTATCACAATTGCCGATTATGTTTCTAATGCCGGTATCGCCACAAATCTAAAAGGCGGTGCTACTGGTAATATACCTTATCAGTCTTCACCTGATAATACTGTATTCTTGGCAAATGGCACATCTGGGTATGTTCTTCAATCAAATGGAGTTGGTGCCGCACCTACTTGGGTTCCTGCCGCTGCCGCTGGCGCAATTACTGGTATTACAATTCGTGAAGAAGGTTCTGTTGTAGGAACTCCGGATAGTGTTAATTCCATTAACTTTGTAAGTGGAAATCTAACCGCAACCGCAACCGGAGTAGGCGCAACAATCGCCCTAACTGATACTCCTACATTTACTGGTCTTACTGTTAATGGTACTACCAATATTAATTCAAATTTAAATGTTAGTGGAAACATAACTGTCGGTGGTACTACGGCATTTATTTCTGTTAATGAACTAGTTGTTAGAGATAAAGATATTATATTAGGATTTACAACAAATGCCCTCAATCAGGATGTTTCTACAGACACTACGGCAAATCACGGTGGTATTGCTATTGCTTCTACCGAAGGTACTCCACTAGTTGATATTAGTGTCGTTGGTATTGATAGTATTGCTTCCACATATAAGCAAATTATGTGGATTAAGGGTGGTACTTTGGGTGCCGGTACTACTGATGCATGGTTATTCAACTATGGTGTTGGTATTGGAAGCACTCAAGTACCAAATGGAGTTCGTTTGGCAGTCGGTGGAGTTCATATTACCGATAGTCAAATTACCGCAACCAGATTTAATGGAACTGCTAGTAATCTTGATATTAATGGATTACCTACCGTTACAGACCCTCAAAGTGGTGACTTTATTGCACTTTATGATGTAAGTGGAACTGTTGTAGGAAAGGCAACGATACAGAATGCCGCTCTTCAGGGACTCCAAGGTACTCAAGGATTACAAGGAACTCAGGGTCTTCAGGGTACTCAGGGAAGACAAGGTACTCAAGGTCTTCAGGGAACCCAAGGTACACAAGGTACTCAAGGACTCCAAGGTACTCAGGGTACACAAGGTACTCAGGGTCTTCAGGGTACTCAAGGAGCACAAGGAACTCAGGGTCTTCAGGGTACTCAAGGAGCACAAGGAACTCAAGGACTTCAGGGTACTCAAGGAAACCAAGGTACTCAAGGATTACAGGGTACTCAAGGAACCCAAGGTACTCAAGGATTACAGGGTACTCAAGGTCTTCAAGGTACTCAGGGTACTCAAGGAACCCAAGGTTTACAAGGAACTCAGGGACTCCAAGGTACTCAAGGATTACAAGGAACTCAGGGACTCCAAGGTACACAAGGTCTACAAGGTACTCAGGGACTTCAGGGAACCCAAGGTTTACAAGGAACTCAGGGACTTCAGGGAACTCAGGGAAGACAAGGTCTTCAGGGTACTCAGGGAACTCAAGGTACTCAAGGTCTTCAGGGAACACAAGGTACTCAGGGTACTCAAGGTACTCAAGGTCTTCAGGGTACTCAAGGAACTCAAGGTTTAACGGGACCAGTTGCTGGTACTGACAAACAAGTTATTTTTAACAACAATAATGTATCTGCGGGTGCTACTAACTTTGTATATGATGCAGTAAATCAGAGTGTTGGTATTGGAACAGTAAGTCCAGGAGCAGGAATTAAACTTGATGTTGTTGGTGGAGAAATCAAGGCAGGTAGAGTTGATACATCTAATGAAGGTGGTCAGTTAAGTTTTGGTAGAGCAACTGATAATGCAACTGCTTGGTATATTGATGTTTATGGTAATACTTCAACACCAAATCTTCGTTTTGTTGATGTTAGTAATGCGGCAGTAAGAGCTCAAATTGATGGTTCTGGAAACTTTGTTTTTGAGAGTCCTATTGAATTAAATTCTACATTAAAGGACATTTATAATAATGTAGGTGCTGCTGGTTCTATTTTAGTTTCTACTGGTGCTGGAGTTTCTTGGACTACGCCTTTTGCTGCTGGAATTCAAGGTCTTCAGGGTACTCAGGGCACACAAGGTACACAAGGTACTCAAGGATTACAAGGAACTCAAGGTACTCAGGGAGCTCAAGGTCTTCAGGGTACTCAGGGTATTCAAGGACGCCAAGGTCTACAGGGTACTCAAGGCACTCAAGGTACTCAGGGAACTCAAGGTCTTCAGGGAACTCAAGGAACTCAAGGAACTCAAGGTCTTCAGGGAACTCAAGGAACTCAAGGTCTACAGGGTACTCAGGGTCTACAGGGTACTCAAGGTACTCAGGGCACACAAGGTACACAAGGTACACAAGGTACACAAGGTACTCAAGGATTACAAGGAACTCAAGGTACTCAGGGAACTCAAGGTCTTCAGGGTACTCAGGGTATTCAAGGACGCCAAGGTCTACAGGGTACTCAAGGCACTCAAGGTCTACAGGGTACTCAAGGTACTCAAGGAACTCAAGGCACTCAAGGTACTCAGGGAACTCAAGGTCTTCAGGGAACTCAAGGAACTCAAGGAATCACTGGTCCAGTAGCAGGTTCTAATACTCAAGTAATCTTTAATGATAATGGAGTTTCTGGTGCCTCCGCAAACTTTACATTCAATAAAAACACTTCAACAGTTCAAATTGGTGGAGTAAGTGGTACTGGTATTGGAATTAATACTAACACTATTACTGGACCTGCAGAATTAATTATTGATCCAGCAGCAATTGGAAATGATACTGGAGTGGTAAGAATCAAAGGTGATTTATATGTAGATGGAACACAAACTATTATAAACTCCACCACAATTGAACTAGCGGACCTAAGAGTTGGTATTGCGACTACTATAGGAACAAGTCTACTTCTTGATGGTGGTGGTATTGGTATTGGTTCTGCAAATATAGTCAAGACAATCCTTTGGAATCATACTGCACAAGCATTAACTTCAAGTGAAGATTGGAATCTTGCATCTGGTAAGTCTTATGAGATTAATGGAACATCAGTTCTCAACGCAACAACACTCGGTTCTGGAGTTACTGATTCTTCACTTAGAAAAGTTGCTCCTCAAATTATTTCAGACAGAGTAGAACTTACTGCACCAGAAGTTCAGTCTGGAGATTACTTATTGCTTTATGATGTAAGTGATGGTCAGTTAAAGAAAGCAACAATACAGAATGCCGCCCTACAAGGTCTCCAGGGAACACAGGGTATTCAGGGTCGCCAAGGTCTTCAAGGAACTCAAGGTACTCAAGGTACTCAAGGTACTCAGGGAACTCAAGGTCTCCAGGGTACTCAAGGCACTCAAGGAACCCAAGGTCTTCAGGGTACTCAAGGTACTCAAGGAACTCAAGGTCTTCAAGGAACCCAAGGTCTTCAAGGAACCCAAGGTCTTCAAGGAACCCAAGGTCTTCAAGGAACCCAAGGACTCCAGGGTACTCAAGGTCTTCAGGGTACACAGGGAACACAAGGTACTCAGGGTCTTCAGGGTACACAAGGACTCCAAGGAACCCAAGGATTACAGGGTACTCAAGGTCTACAGGGAACTCAAGGATTACAGGGTACTCAAGGTCTCCAAGGTACTCAAGGATTACAGGGTACTCAGGGGACACAAGGTACACAAGGTCTTCAGGGAACTCAGGGTCTCCAAGGTACCCAAGGTCTTCAAGGTACTCAAGGTCTTCAGGGTACTCAAAGTACTCAAGGAACCCAAGGTCTTCAGGGTGCTCAAGGTCTTCAGGGATTACAGGGTGTTCAAGGAAATAATAATGGTGGAGTAACTGTTGTTAATGATGTTTCTACAAATGCTCTTCGTTATATTGTATTTGAAGATGTAACTTCTGGAGTTTCCACAAATGTTGGAGTTTCCAGCACCAAACTGACCTTTAATCCTTCAACTGGTAATGTTGGTGTAGGAACCACAAATCCAGCAAATAAACTACAAGTTTCTGGTGGTAGTATTTTATTAGACAATGGTACATCTGCTACAGTAAATACTTCTGCACATATTGGATTTGGTACAAATCTTGTTAGTAGAATAGTAGGAAGAGATAATAATACTGGACTTGGATTTTTAGCATTTCTTCCATCTGGAGTTGAAGCAGCAAGATTTAATAATTCTGGCAATTTGGGAATAGGAACCACAAATCCAGGAACTAGTAAACTTTCTGTTCTTGGTACTGTTGGAATTTCTGAATCAGGTAATTCAACGAATGTTGGTGGAAGAACCCAATTATCATCAAGTGGTAGTGGATTTGTATTAAATCATAATGATAATTCACCAATTATATTCCAAACTCTGGGTGCAGAAAGATATAGATGGGACCACACTGCAGCAGCACTTTTTATTGGAAGAACAAGTTCTACTGGAACCTCATCACAAGCACTTCAAGTTGGTTCTGCTACTACTGCTTTGGGTGCTTATGTTTCTGGTTCTGTTGGTATTGGAACCACAAACCCATCCTACAAACTACACGTTGTTGGTTCCTTCGGTGCCACAACCAAGTCCTTCGTCGTTCCTCACCCAACAAAACCAGGTAAAACGCTCCAGTACGGTTCTCTTGAAAGCCCTTATCACGGTATTCGCCTGACTGGAAAAGGAACGATTGAGAATGGTAAGTGCGTTGTGAAACTTCCTGATTATATCTCTGCTTTCGTCAAGGAAGATGGAGTGAATATTCATATCACAAATATCAAGCACGGAGAAGTTCTTTGGGTAGAAGAGATTGATGTTGCAAACAACAACTTCACTATTCAAACGAAGAGAACCAGAGGAACTTATGAGTTCTATTGGGACTTCACCGCAATCAGAAAAGACGTTGCTGACCTAGAAGTGGAGATTTGATATGACGATTGGTTATGGTCCCTCAATAGTTACTTCAGGATTAGTTCTTGCTCTAGACGCAGCAGATAGAAACTCATATCCTGGTTCTGGAACCACTTGGACTGATTTGACTGGTCGTGGAAATAATGGAACTTTAACGAATGGACCGACTTATAGTAGTTCTAATGGTGGGTCTATTGTTTTTGATGGGACGAATGATTATGTGAATACTGTTACAGCAACTTCGTTAGGTATCAATTCAGCATCTACTTCTTTTACTATTAGTGTTTGGTTTAAAACAACTGGAACTCTTGAATATTATTTGTTTGACAACTATAATGGTAATGTTAATATAGACATAAGTTTAAGAATTGATGGAGGAAGATTTGAAGTTTATATGGCAGCAACAGGGGCAATTGATAGTGTTCAGTTTGGTTCTGGATATAATAATGGTGCTTGGCATAATTTTACACTTACTTGGAATGGTTCAAATAGAATAAATGCTTATGCGGATAGTATTAATATTGGATCTAATACAACTTCTATAACTGGTTCATTTGAATCTAATGCTGCATTTCAGATAGGATTCAGACCAGTAGGTGGAATTAATACATACTACTTTCCCGGAAACATATCACAAGTCTCTGTATACAACAGAGCACTCACAGCATCAGAAATCCAACAAAACTTCAACGCAACTCGTAGTAGGTTTGGTATCTAAAAATGGCACTTTCTCACGGACCACCGATAGTTACGAATGGTTTAGTATTAGCACTTGATGCGGCAGATAGAAACTCATATCCAGGTTCTGGAACCACCTGGACTGATTTGAGTGGTAGAGGTAATAATGGAACTCTTACAACTGGACCGACTTTTAGTAGTTCTAATGGTGGATCTATTGTTTTTGATGGTACTGATGACTTTATTGATTTTACTTCAGACTCCAATTTACTTCCAACAGCAGGACTAACAGTTTCTGCTTGGATAAAGACTACTGTTGCTGATAGATGGATAGTAACTAAAACGAGTTCTTCTACTGTAAATGGATATGCCCTTAATGTTAGTGGTGCTGGGTTGGCAGGATTTGCTGTAAATAATGCAGGTGCAAGTACTTCTGCTGTTATTACTACTGGTGCCTGGATTAATTTAGTAGGAACCTGGACTCCTTCAACTTCTATAAGAATGTACCGAAATGGAGTATTAGACAGTACAAATACAACTTCAATACCTGCTTCTATTATAGAACCATCTTATACCATAGAAATTGGAAGAAGACCTAATGGACCTGATTACTTGAACGGAAACATAGCACAAGTTTCCATCTACAATAGAGCACTCACAGCATCAGAAGTCTCACAAAACTTTAATGCCCTTAGAGGCAGATTTAATATCTAAGAGGTAGAGAAAATGGCAGCGTCTTCAGGTCCTGATATTGTAGATAGTGGATTAGTTCTAGCACTTGATGCGGCAGATAGAAACTCATATCCTGGTTCTGGAACGACTTGGACTGATTTGAGTGGTAATGGGAATAATTTTACTCTTGTTAATCCATCATATTATTCCTATAGTTCATCAAATAGTGGTTCAATAGCATTTACAAGAACATTACCACCAACAGCAGAAGATGGTGGATATGCCACATTAAACACTTCTGGAATTTTAACAGCAGCAAATTATTTACATAATAATCATACAACAGAAGTGTGGTTTAAATCAAATGATAGAAATCCCACAAATTATAATGGAACGGAAAATGTAAGTGTAATAGCAACATATACTGGATTTCATAATATGTGGTACTATGATTCGATATCTTATAGATATGTGATATGGGGAAGAACCTCTGGGGTTAATAATGTTTATGAACTTTCTTTTTCGGATACATCTTCTGGAGTTTGGACGCAGTTAGTTGCCGTAAGAAATGGAACGACTTTAACTTTATATAAAAATGGAGTGTCTCAAACAAGTGGAACTATAACTTCTGGAACTGAAGGAACTCCAAGTGATAACCGTATAAGAATTGCTACTGCAAATTATGGTGGAGATTATAGTTGGCATTCAAATCTTAATTTTGCCACTTTAAAAATGTATACACGAGCACTCACAGCATCAGAAGTCTCACAAAACTTCAACGCAACTCGCAGTAGGTTTGGTATTTAAAAAATGTTACTCACTTTAATGTCTAATAAATACTTAACAAAAGGAATATAGGGGATGGCAAATTCGGATAAAGATATTCTTATAACCCCAAGTATAGGATCTACTAATACGGATCCAAAAATAGATTTTGTAGGAGCAAGTACAAATACTGGACCTTCTACTATTACTGCGGTTGTATATCCGACGAATAATGGCACTCTAAGTTTTCAAGGAAGTGAAGGAACTCTATTTTCTATTAGTAATATCTTATCTTCTGGTTCAATCTTTAGCGTCAATCCAATCTCTGGTATTCCGATTATTGACGTTAATGCTGACAGAACAATTGCACTAAATCCTTTTGGTGGAAATACTGGTATTGGTTCCACAAGTCCAAGAGCAAAGTTAGATGTTGTCGGTGATGTAAGAGTATCTGGTGCCTCTACTTTTGGTGGAACTCTAGAATTAGATGCCGGATTAAGAGATTTTTATGGAAATATAGGTGCCGCTGGTAGTGTCTTTATTTCTACAGGTGCCGGAGTAAGTTGGACTACTCCATTTGCGGCTGGTTTGCAAGGACTCCAAGGATTACAAGGTACTCAGGGTAATCAAGGATTACAGGGTAGACAAGGACTTCAGGGAACTCAAGGTACACAAGGTCTTCAAGGTACTTTAGGTTCTCAAGGTACACAAGGTCTTCAGGGTACTTTAGGTTCTCAAGGCACCCAAGGTCTTCAGGGTACTTTAGGTTCTCAAGGTACTCAGGGATTACAAGGTACTTTAGGTTCTCAAGGTACTCAAGGTCTCCAGGGTACTTTAGGTTCTCAGGGTACTCAAGGACTTCAAGGTACTCAAGGACTTCAGGGTACTCAAGGTCTTCAGGGTACTCAAGGTCTTCAAGGTACTTTAGGTTCTCAAGGTACTCAAGGATTGCAGGGTACTTTAGGTTCTCAAGGTACTCAAGGATTGCAGGGTACTTTAGGTTCTCAGGGTACTCAAGGACTTCAGGGTACTCAAGGTCTTCAGGGTACTCAAGGTCTTCAGGGTACTCAAGGATTGCAGGGTACTTTAGGTTCTCAAGGTACTCAAGGATTGCAGGGTACTTTAGGTTCTCAAGGTACTCAAGGATTGCAGGGTACTTTAGGTTCTCAAGGTACTCAAGGATTGCAGGGTACTTTAGGTTCTCAAGGTACTCAAGGTCTCCAGGGTACTTTAGGTTCTCAAGGTACTCAAGGTCTTCAGGGTAATCAAGGATTGCAGGGTAGACAAGGACTTCAGGGAACTCAAGGATTACAAGGTGCTCAAGGACTACAGGGTCTAACAGGTCCGGTAGCAGGATCTGCTAATCAAATTGTTTATAAGGATGGGTCTAATAATCCAACCGGTTCTGGTAATCTAACTTTTGATGGTACTAATCTTTATGTTGGTGGTAATGTAACGATTGGCGGAACATCGGTTCTTATTGCTTCTACCACTTTAACAGTAAAAGATAAAGATATTATTGTAGGTCTTGCTACTACTGCTGGTGGTGCCGTTATTTCAAATGATACTACAGCAAATCACGGTGGTATTGCGGTTGCTTCAACAGAGGGAAGTCCATTATTTGATATTAATGCTGGTGTTGGTACTGATGACGTTCCATCTACATATAAACAAATTATGTGGATTAAGTCTGGTACTTTTACTGGACTGAATACTGATGCCTGGTTATTTAATTATGCGGTTGGTGTCGGCACTAATCAAGTTCCTAATGGGGTGAGACTTGCCGCTGGTGGAATTCAAGTTACTGATTTAACCGTAACTTCTCCGCAATTAAGAATTACTGGTCTCTCTACATTTGTTCAAACTGTTGAACTAGACGCTGGATTAAGAGATTTTTATGGAAATGTAGGGGCTGCTGGTAGTGTTCTCAGTTCTACTGGTACAGGAGTAAGTTGGACTGCTCCATTTGCGGCTGGTTTGCAAGGTCTTCAGGGTACTCAAGGACTCCAAGGAACTCAGGGACTTCAGGGTAATCAAGGATTGCAGGGTAGACAAGGACTTCAAGGTACACAAGGACTTCAGGGAACTCAAGGTCTTCAGGGAACTCAAGGTCTTCAGGGTACTCAAGGACTTCAGGGTACTCAAGGACTCCAAGGTACTTTAGGTTCTCAGGGTACTCAAGGTCTTCAAGGTACTTTAGGTTCTCAAGGCACTCAAGGTCTTCAGGGTAATCAAGGATTGCAGGGTACTCAAGGTCTTCAGGGTAATCAAGGATTGCAGGGTAGACAAGGACTTCAAGGTACTCAAGGATTACAAGGTGCTCAAGGACTACAAGGTACTCAAGGACTTCAGGGTCTTCAGGGTGGAAATAATGGTGGAGTAACAATACTTGATGATACTACCACAAATTCAAATTGGTATGTGGCAATATCAAGTGTAACTTCAGGTATTCAAACCACATTAAGAGTTTCATCTACAAGACTTCAAATTAATCCTTCAACAGGGGCACTTGGAATTGGAACTGTCATTGATGTTGTTCCTTATGATACTTTAAACTCTGGAACACTTTCTTTTGAGGGTTCTGCTGGGCAACTCTTTAGTATTACAAATAATCTAACTACTGGTTCTATCTTCTCAGTTAATGATGTTTCTGGTATTCCAAGTATTGATGTAAATGCCGATGGAACTATTCAATTAGCACCTTATGGAATTAATGAAAAAGTAGGTATTGGAACCACACTTCCAACATCAAAACTCACAGTTCAGGGTGATGTAAGAGTTTCTGGTGCTTCTACTTTTGTTGGATTAATTGAACTTGATTCATCCTTAAGAGATTTTTATGGAAATATAGGTGCCGCTGGTAGTGTCTTTATTTCTACTGGTGCCGGAGTTAGTTGGACTACTCCATTTGCTGCTGGATTACAAGGATTACAAGGTAATCAAGGATTACAAGGTAATCAAGGATTGCAGGGTAGACAAGGACTTCAGGGAACTCAAGGTCTTCAGGGTACTTTAGGTTCTCAGGGATTACAAGGTACTTTAGGTTCTCAAGGTACACAAGGACTTCAAGGTCTTCAGGGTACTCAAGGTACACAAGGACTTCAAGGACTTCAAGGATTACAAGGTACTCAAGGACTTCAGGGTACTTTAGGTTCTCAGGGTACTCAGGGATTACAGGGTACTTTAGGTTCTCAGGGTACACAAGGACTTCAAGGTAATCAAGGATTGCAGGGTAGACAAGGACTTCAGGGCACTTTAGGTTCTCAGGGTACTCAGGGATTACAAGGTACTTTAGGTTCTCAGGGTACTCAGGGATTACAAGGTACTTTAGGTTCTCAGGGTACTCAGGGATTACAAGGTACTTTAGGTTCTCAGGGAACTCAAGGATTACAAGGTACTTTAGGTTCTCAGGGTACTCAAGGTCTCCAAGGTACTTTAGGTTCTCAAGGTACTCAGGGATTACAGGGTACTTTAGGTTCTCAAGGTACTCAGGGATTACAAGGTACTTTAGGTTCTCAGGGTACTCAAGGTCTCCAAGGTACTTTAGGTTCTCAAGGTACTCAGGGATTACAAGGTAATCAAGGATTGCAGGGTAGGCAAGGTCTTCAGGGTACTTTAGGTTCTCAAGGTACTCAAGGATTACAAGGTACTTTAGGTTCTCAAGGTACACAAGGACTTCAGGGAACTCAAGGTCTCCAGGGTACTTTAGGTTCTCAGGGAACTCAAGGATTACAAGGTCTAACAGGTCCAGTAGCTGGTTCTGCCAATCAAGTCGTCTATAAGGATGGTACTAATACTGCAACCGGTTCTGCTAATCTTACTTTTAATGGTACTACTTTAACTGCTACTCAGATAGATTTAAGTGCTAGTGGAACTGCAAGTGATTCTGTTCTTTACTTATCCGGTACTCCAACTAGTTCAAGTGGCACAAATGGTCTCTTAGGTATAGGTCAACTTAACTTCTCTGATACTGATATTATTGCTAATTTTGTTCATAGTGTCAATAGTTATGCACAAGTAGTTGTTCAGAATAAAAATAGTGGATCTACATCTTCTGCAGATGTTATTGTTAATAATGACCGTGCCGCAGGAACAACTTATTTCGGTGACTTTGGAATTAATGGAACCACATTTGCCGGTGGTGGACCATTCGGAGACCCTGATGGTACTTATCTATATTCTTCCGGAGGAACTCTTACACTAGGTTCTCAGGGAGCATATAATGTTAAAGTTGCTTCAAATAATACAGAAAGAGTTACGATTCTGAGTACTGGTAATGTTGGTATAGGAACCGCAAGTCCATCATTCACGGCAGATATTGCTGGTGATGCAAGAGTAACCTCAACAAACAAGATGAGATTTGGTGGAACTTCAGGAACCACTAACTTCTATATACAGTATAATTCCACGACTAACAGTTTAGACTTCGTGGCAGGATAATATTATGCCAGATATTGTAGGAAGATTAGACCAATACGCATCTATAGTCGCATATGAGTTTGATGATTACTCTATGAGTGAGAATTTAGTTTCATACTCTACATACAATACAGCTACTTGGGTTAATAATTTTCCTGCAGGAGCAACATTAACTACAGGAATTGATGCACCTGATGGAACAACTACTGCAGTTAGATTTACTTGCAACAATACAACAAATGCATTGTTGAGAGTAAATATACCTTCACTTACTCCTAATGGAACTGATACTTATATAACAAGTTTTTATGTAAGAAAAATTAGTGGAACAGGTAGTGCTTTTACAGATTTGGGTGATGGAAATCCCTCTGCGGATTATTCATCACAATTAGTTACTAATCAATGGGTAAGAGTGACTGTAAGTGGAGTTCCAACAGCAACTGCAAAAACTTTCTTAGATTTGTTTTCCGACAATAATACAAATTATGTTTTAGATTTTTGGGGAGTTCAATTAGAAAAAAGTTCATTGGTAACTGATTATACCCCAACATCAGGCACAGCAATTAGTAGAGTTCTGGCATCAACAACCAACACAAACATCACAGGACTTGGAACATATTATAGTTCTGGATTTAGTGAAAATGTAGGTGCTGCAACTACACTCACCGCAAATGTCTTTCCACCTTATGACTTAGTATATGATGAGTTTGGAGGAACTTTCTTTGGTGCGGGGCAAGGAAGATATATGAGACAAAATACTGATAAGTCTGTGATTGTTTATAATGAAATTAATGAGATGGATTTATTTGTAACTGATGTTACTACTAGTGGAATGCAACTGTATATTGATGCCGGAATTTCTACAAGTGTTACTCAAATTGCCGCAGTAAGTCAGGAATTATATACTACACCGGGAACTTATACCTTTGTTGTACCTGCCGGTTATACTTCAATCTCTGCCGTTTGTGTCGGTGGAGGTGGTGGAGGTGGAAATGATACTGACCCAGAAGAACCAGGTTCTGGTGGCGGCGGCGGCGGGCTTGCATATCAAGCATCTATTGCCGTTACTCCCGGAGAAAGTCTTACAGTTGTGGTTGGTTCTGGTGGAGGTTCCAATACTGCTGGTGGGCAATCTAGAATTCATAGGAGTGGAACAAATTTAGTTGCCGCAAATGGAGGTGGCGCCGGGCAAAGTCCAGACAATGGAAATGCCGGTGGTACTGGAGGAACTGTAGTTGTTGGTACTGGAGGTGCCGGTGGTGCTGGCGGGGCAACTGCTGATGGAAATACTCAAGGTGCTGGCGGTGGTGGTGCCGGTGGTTATTCTGGAACTGGCGGAACAGGTCAAGATGGTGACTTAACTCCTGCTTCTACTAATGGTTCTGGCGGAGGCGGTGGCGGTGGTGGACAAAATGCCGGTGGTGGAGGTGTAGGTATACTTGGTGCTGGTACTAGTGGGAATGGAAGTGGAGCTGGAACCGGAGGTCTTGCCGGTTCTAGTGGCACTAATGGTAGTAACTCTGGTACACTTAATGGTGCTGGTGGTGCTTATGGTGGTGGTGGTGCCGGTGCTGCCGGTGGAGATACTCCAGGTAGTGGTGCAAATGGTGCCGTAAGAATTATCTATGGTGCTGGTAGGTCTTATCCTTCAACTAATGTCACCGATCAATCTTCACCTGCTTATTTCACCATAGCAGACTTAAGTGGAAATGGAAGAACCGCAAGTACTGTACCTTTAGGTGAACCAACATATTCTTCAATCATACGAGAGGGTTCAGTAGCATTTGATGGTACAAATGATTATATGACCATCAGTGGATATAAAGGAATAACCGGAACAGGAGCAAGAACATCAATCATCTGGTTCAGAGCAAGGGTGCCAAACATTGCGTATCGTCTTTTTGGTTGGGGTACTACTGCGACTGGAGGTAAATGGAATGTATCATTAGATGCGACAACATTTAGACCAAGAGTAGAAATTGCCACCGGAAGTGTTCTTGCCAATACAAGTGCTCCTAATGTTACGAATGGTGCATGGTATATGATTGCGGCATCGGCACCTGCTAGTGGAACTGCAAGTAGTATTAAACTTTATATTGATGGTTATTTGGTAACTGATACGACGGTAACTTCTGGAGCAACGGCAATTAATACTGTCTCGGGTTCTGATGTGTCTTTTGGTGCTTCTCTTGCGGATGCCGCACCAGGATATTTGAATGGAAATGTGGCACAATTTCTGACTTATAATCGTCAATTAACGGACTTGGAAATACTTCAGATATATAAGATTATAACAAACCGCTTCTGGTTGTAGTTTAGTTTATCTCATAAATATAAAAAAGGTATTCGCTAATAATGGCAAGACAGGTATTACTTGAAACTGGATATACATTTACTCCTGCTACAAAGACTGTAGTTATTCCTCGTGCAACTCCGAGAGAACGATTGATACTGATTACGAATGTAACAACTAATCAGGTAATTTATAACTTTTCAGACTCAAATCTGACGGCAACTTCTTATACAATTGATGGAAATGCCGATACTACGACAGTAGTTTTGAATTATAATACTACTGGAATGCTATCAACTCATAAACTCCAGTTTGTTGTAGATGACCACGAGCAATATATAACTCCATCAGAAACTCTGATGGACCCTGTGGGTAAGATGAGAATTTCTAATCCACAGTCACTAATTGATACTGACTTTGAGTATGGAACTCAACCCACCAAATGGGAAACTACCACACTATTAAGCAATCGCCCAAGTGCTTTTTATGATGCAACATCACCTATTACAATTACTAACATCGCAGGAGCAGGAACTAGAACTGTTACGGTAACATCAACCGCAAACCCAGGTGTTGGTGTTCCTATCTTTGTTCAGGACGCAACAGACCCAATTGCAAATGGTTGGCAACTTACAGAAACAAGTGCCGCAGGAAACTTTACTTATGTTGCCAGAGCAAACGTAGTAAACGCAACAATTTTTGATGCCTCAAAGACTTATGTTTATTCTGGAAGTTTCTTTACTGGTTCTGCAATTCCAGTAAGTGCAACTGGTGGTGCTGCATTTACTAACTCTGGAACCACAGTTACTTGTACAACTACTGGTCCTCATGGTTTTTCTATTGGTGATGGTATTTTTGTAAGAAATACAACAGCAGCAACATCTAATCCACCGAATGGAGCATTTTTTGTTGCTACCATACCAACATCAAATACCTTCACTTTTATTGCCGATGTTGCACCATCAGGACAAATCACAGCAACTGGCGGGACACAAAATCTTTATGCAAGACCTTACACTTCATCTATTCACAGACCTTATGATGGTGGTGTAAGTTTTAGTTCGGGAACTCCATATCATAATAATCAACTGATTCGTCAGACAAGAAGATACTTCCGTTATCAGTCTGGTAAAGGTGTTCAGTTCAGTACTGGTACAAACCTCAAAGCAGGATTTTCTGTTGATAATGTTACTTCATCTGGAACTACTGTTACTGTAACCTGTAAGTTTCCACATAACTTAGGTCCGGGAGCATCTGTTATTGTATCTGGTGCTGACCAAGCGGCATATAACGGAACATTTACCGTAGCAACAGTTCCAACTGATTTAACATTTACTTACACCGCTGGTTCAACACCAGCATCATCTCCAGCAACAGGATTTCCCATTAATGTTTCGCCATTCGCCTGGTATGGTTCCAGAATTCGTATTGGAATGTTTGATGAGCAAAATGGATTTTTCTTTGAGCACGATGGTCAAACTTTATACGCAGTAAGACGTTCAAGTACAGAACAACTATCAGGTGGAGTATCAGTTACTGCAGGTTCTGCAACAATTACTGGAACAAATACCAAGTTTTCTTCTCAACTCAAACCAGGAGATTATGTAGTTATTCGTGGAATGTCATATCTAGTTCTCACGATTGCTAGTGACACTTCTATGTTTGTTTCTCCAGAATACAGAGGAACTACGATTTCAAGTGGTGCCATAATTATAACAAAGAGAATTGATACACGAGTTGCTCAATCTCAATTCAATATTGATAAGTGTGATGGAACTGGACCATCAGGATTTAATCTGGATTTGAACAAGATGCAGATGATTTATATGGATTATTCCTGGTATGGTGCAGGAGCAATTCGTTATGGATTCAAGAACCAAAGAGGTGAAGTCATTTATTGTCATAGAACACCAAATGCAAACTTCAGAACCGAAGCATATATGCGTTCTGGAAACCTTCCATCAAGATATGAGTGTAATACAATTCCACCAATTACGTATTTGACTGCAACATTAACATCTGGTGTTACCGCATCTATGTCGGTAAATGATACTTCATTATTCCCATCTTCTGGAACTCTTGTAGTAAGAGCGGCAGGAGGAACTGGAGCAGCAGTAGAATACATTAATTATACTGGTAAAACCGCAACTACATTTACAACTCTAACGAGAAATGTCACCAACCTAACTGGTCCTGGTGGTCTTACTGGTGGTGGTGGAACCGCATCTGCAACCACATTTACCTTTAGTGCAACAGCACCAGTTTCAGTTGAACTTCATGCACCTCAAACATCTGCAACAATTGCACACTGGGGTTCTTCGGTCATTATGGATGGAGGATTTGATGATGATAAATCGTTCATATTTACTTCGGGTATGAATACCGCACTAAGTATTGCTGCTGGAGCAACAAATGCTCTTATTTCTCTTCGTCTTTCTCCGAGTGTTGATTCTGGTCTGACTGGAGTACTGGGAGCAAGAGATTTAATTAACCGAATGCAATTAACTCTTCGAGAAATTGGAGCGGTTGCAAGTGCTAACTTTAGAATTGCTCTGATTTTAAATGGAAGAGTAAGTGCCGGAACTTTCGCTTCCGCTGGTGGTTCATCTCTTTCTCAGATTTGCGTACATACCGGAACTACAACTGTGACTGGTGGAGAACAAATTTATTCATTCTTCGTTCCAAATGGAGTTAACTCAAAAGAACTCAATCTTGTTCGTGACCTTGGAAATTCTATTTTAGGTGGAGGAACTGTATTGACTGTTCCGACAACCGTAAATAATGTTTATCCGGATGGACCTGATATGGTGACTATTGTTGCAACTAATCTTGCGGGAACTTCTCAAACAATCAATGCAAGACTTTCTTGGACGGAGGCACAGGCATAAGAAATGGCAAAACTCAAAGGTGGTACAAGAATATATGGTGATATTAAGATTGATGGTGGAATTTATGATAGTTCCAATCAAATTGGCATCGGTGGTTCTGTATTAATATCTACCGGAGTTGGTATTGCTTGGACAACTGGGTCTGGAGGTGCTCAAGGTGCTCAAGGACTCCAAGGTAGACAAGGACTCCAAGGAACTCAGGGTCTTCAGGGAACTCAAGGTCTTCAGGGAACTCAAGGTCTTCAGGGTAATCAAGGATTACAGGGTAGACAAGGACTTCAGGGAACTCAAGGTACTCAAGGTCTTCAGGGTACTTTAGGTTCTCAAGGTACACAAGGTCTACAAGGTCTTTCTAATCAAGGTGTTCAAGGACTTCAAGGAAGACAAGGACAACAAGGTGTACAAGGTATAAGTAACCAAGGTGTTCAAGGTGCTGCTGCCGGTGGAGGAGGTTCTATTACTGTTAGTGACGATAATTCAACAAATGCTACAAGATATCCAGTATTTGAAGATGTAACTTCTGGAACTAGTAGCACTATTAATGTTGCTTCAACTAAACTTACATTTAACCCATCTACAGGAACATTATCGGCAACAGTATTCACATCACTCTCTGATGAAACTCAAAAAACCAACATAACACCAATTGCAAATGCTCTTGATTTAGTAATGCAAATGAATGGTGTTCGTTATGACTGGACAGATGGACACAATACGGGTTCTATTGGTGTAATTGCACAAGAAATGGAAAGAATTATTCCAGAAGTTGTAAGCACTAATGATAGAGGATTGAAAACAGTTTCTTATGGAAACCTTGTTGGTGTATTGATTGAAGCAATCAAAGAACAGCAAATTAGAATTGAAGAACTGGAAAGAAAGTTAGATGCCTAATCAATTTTTTTCACCGGAAGGAGACTTAGAGAATTATTTTGTAACCGAGTACTGGTTGATTGACCAGTATGTTGGTGATGCTTTGTGGGCTTGGGGTAGTGGACAATATGGAAAACTTGGAAACAATGCTGCAACCGATAGATCCACTCCAATTACCACATTTGCTGGAGGAACCAACTGGAAACAAGTGAGTGGTGGAGATGAGGGTACGGCAGCAATCAAGACCGATGGAACCTTATGGACTTGGGGTCTTGGAAATAGCCTATCACCTCTACTTGGAACTAATGATACAATCACTAGATCCACTCCAGTCACCACTTTTGCCGGAGGAATCAATTGGAAACAAGTGAGTTGTGATGGTCTTTATACAGCAGCAATTAAGACTGATGGAACTTTATGGACTTGGGGTAATGGGGGATTTGGACGACTTGGAACTAATGATGGAACCAATAGATCCACTCCAGTCACCACCTTTGCCGGTGGAACCAACTGGAAACAAGTGAGTTGTGGAGAACTTCATGCCGCAGCAATCAAGACCGATGGAACCTTATGGATTTGGGGTAATGGAGGTCAAGGACGACTTGGAAATGCAGTAACAACAGGTAGTATATCTACTCCAGTCACCACATTTGCCGGTGGAACCAACTGGAAACAAGTGAGTGTTGGTAATCAATATACAGCAGCAATTAAAACTGATGGAACCTTATGGACTTGGGGTAGTGGAAGTTCTGGACAACTTGGAAATGCAACAACAACAAACACATCCACTCCAGTCACTACCTTTGCCGGTGGAAACAACTGGAAACAAGTGAGTGGTGGAAATGCTCATACAGCAGCAATTAAGACCGATGGAACTTTATGGACTTGGGGTGGTGGAGATTCTGGACGACTTGGAAACGCATCAACAACCTTTAGATCCACTCCAGTCACCACATTTGCCGGTGGAACCAACTGGAAACAAGTAGATTGTGGTGATTCTCATACAGCAGCAATTAAGACCGATGGAACCTTATGGACTTGGGGTTTTGGAAGTTTTGGAAGACTTGGAGACAATACTACAACCAATAAACTCACTCCAGTCACCACCTTTGCCGGTGGAACCAACTGGAAACAAGTGAGTTCTGGAGGTGGTACTATATCAGCAGTCCAAGCAGGAACCTCAGCAGATCTCCCATTCTCATAAATACCTAAAAAGACCGATGGAAATAGCACTTATTCATAACAACGCATTAGAACTTGGTCCTTTTGGAGCAAATGTTCGTTATATTAATGAAGAATTAGAAGAACTTGAAGTGGTAGAAAGAATATCAAATCAATCTTTTACTCAACTTCCTATTCATTTTAGTGATGGACTTACTCATCTTGTTCCAACAGAAAGAGTAATTCCAGAGAATGACCCCAAGTATCATAATGTAGGAAACTTTTCTTGGGAAATTATTGAAGAAAATGGAGTTCCCACTAAAGTCCTATTAACATATCCAATTACCGATAAGACTTTAGAAGAAGTCAAAACACTTCGTAAGCAAGAAGTTGCCCCATATAGAAGAGAAAAGGAAAATACTATACTCACACTTACAATAAATGGAACCGAGGTAGAAGTATCAACCTCAAGAGATGAGAGACTTCTATTAGCAAGTAAGTTAGCAGCATCTCCAGGTCCTCATAACTTTAAGTTCCAGAATACTTGGTTAGAGATTACCACAACAGAACTTCAATATATTCTCAATCAAATTGATATAAAAGTTCAAGAAGCATTTGATTGGGAATTAGCAAAACTTCAAGAGATTGATGCCTGTAATACGATTGATGATGTTTATGCTGTTGTGATTAGAGAACAACCACAAACACCATAGTAAAGTAAAATGAGTTCTTTAAGAGTTACAACCAATTTTAGGGATAGTAATAGTGTTGATTTAGGTACTAAGTTAATCACCAAAGATTATTTGATGAGTGTTTATCCTGAGATTGGTCAACGGATTGGAATTCCTCCAGAACTTTGGACTTGGGGTGCTGGAGCTAATGCAAGACTTGGAAATGGAGCAACAACAGGGAATATATCCACTCCAGTTACTACTTCTGCCGGTGGAACCAACTGGAAACAAGTGAGTGCTGGTGGATCTCATACAGCAGCAATTAAGACTGATGGAACCTTATGGACTTGGGGTTTAGGTGCTAGTGGACGACTTGGAAATGGAGTAACAACAGGTAATATATCCACTCCAGTCACCACCTTTGCCGGTGGAACCAACTGGAAACAAATAAGTTGTGGATACTCACATACAGCAGCAATTAAGACTGATGGAACCTTATGGACTTGGGGTTTTAGTGGTGATGGAAGACTTGGAAACGCAGTAATAACAGGCAATATATCCACTCCAGTCACCACCTTTGCCGGTGGAACCAACTGGAAACAAGTTAGTACTACTTCCTTTTCTAACCATACAGTAGCAATCAAAACTGATGGAACTTTATGGACTTGGGGATATAATGCTAATTTACAACTTGGTAATAATGCTACAGGTAATAGATCCACTCCAATCACCACATTTGCCGGAGGAACCAACTGGAAACAAGTGAGTGGTGGAGGTTCTCATACGGCAGCAATCAAGACCGATGGAACTCTATGGACTTGGGGGGGAACTACTGGATCACTTGGAAATGGTGTTGTCGGTAGTAGATCTACTCCAGTCACCACCTTTGCCGGAGGAACCAACTGGAAACAAGTGGCTGCTGGAGGTGCTCATACAGCAGCAATCAAAACTGATGGAACTTTATGGACTTGGGGATATAATGCTAATTTACAACTTGGTAATAATGCTACAGGTAATAGATCCACTCCAATCACCACATTTGCCGGAGGAACTAACTGGAAACAAGTAACTTGTGGAACTAGTCATACATCGGCAATCAAGACCGATGGAACCTTATGGACTTGGGGTTCTGGAACTAATGGACAACTTGGAAACGCAACAATAACCAGCACATCCACTCCAGTCACCACCTTTGCCGGAGGAACCAACTGGAAACAAGTGGCTGCTGGAGGTGCTCATACAGCAGTAATAAAATCAGTAGACTTCGCAAGTTTCTAATAAATACCTCAAGATACATTCAATATTCTTTATGAACCCCCTTGAGTTGGTCACAAAAACACTGTATTCATTCAACGAAAAAGAACTCACAACACAAGTTCTTTCGGCATTTGGAAAGAGAGCAGAAACTTTTCAGCAATATGATGATGTAGCAAAGATTTTCTTTGAGATTAAAGATTTCTCAAATGCGATTACTTATGGCGAGAAAGCACTCAAACTCACAAAGACCAAAGAAGAAAAATATACAACATCAAAAAATCTTATCAACGCATACAATCAAAATAACTATCCAGAAAAAGCAATCACTCAAATATCAAAAATCAAATCACAAAATCCTCAAGATACCGAACTTCTTTTAGAGGAAACATTTTCATATTCTGCTTTAGGTCAAAATAATAAAGCAGAGAAACTTTTATTTGATTTACTCAAAAAGAAACTGCCACCTGAGATAGAAAGAAAAGCATATCACAACTTATCGGGTCATTACTTCAGGAAGGATGATATTCGCACAGGACTTCAACACTTTCTCAAGGCAGGAGAAGTGGAAGCATATAAGAACCGACAACTTCCACCATTTCCAAAGTGGGACGGAACACCAGAGCCTGGAAGAACGATTATCATAGACAGTCAGTGTGGTGCTGGTGATGAGGTTATTCATATTCGTTTTATGAAGCACCTGAAAGAACTTGGTATGAAACCAATCTGGACTTCTACAAGAAAAGAACTGGTGAAACTCTTCAACTATAATGGGTTTCACTCTGTGTGTATCTACGATAAACCAGAGTTTCCAGAAGATGCCTGCTGGGTTTATGCTCTTGCTCTACCTTATTATCTCAATCTAAAAGTAGAAGATTTGGGTCAAACTCCTTATCTAAACCCATTACCAGAAAAACAAAAGCAATACTCTTATCTACAAGAAGACCAAAACTATAAGATTGGAATGTTTTGGAACTCTGGTTCTGGATTTGAGCAGGCACATTTTCGTTCTATTCAACCAGAACCTTTGTTTGATATTCTTTCTAAAACTCCAGCATCTTTATATTCCCTACAACTACCAGACCAAGTACCACCAGAAGGTTATGATGTAAAGACTTTTGATATTCCAAATCGTGACTTTACGGATACATTTTCAATTGTATCTCAAATGGACTTGGTGATTACTTCGTGTACTTCTATTGCTCATATCGCAGCAGCACAAGGTAAGAAAGTTTGTGTGTTTGTGCCAATTATGGAATATTATGTATGGACAAGTTCAACAGGAAAGTCTTGGTGGTATGGTGATAATGTTCATCTCTTCAAGCAAAAGAAACCAAGAAACTGGGACGAACCTTTGAAGCAATTGGGAGAGTTTCTAAATGATAGAGGAATATAACTTATCCTTTCTCAATCTAAATACGATTAAGAACACACTTTTACAGATAGAAGCAAGTTCTCACGGACTTGTCACTAAAGGGTTTTCCACTTATAATTATGGAATGCCTATTCTAATGTATCCAGAACTGACTGGATTGCGGAATATTTTCAAACAATATGTTAGATTATATTGTAATAAGTATGATATTCCTCCACTCAAGTTTATCAATAGTTGGTTCAATATCTCACAAGCAGGAAATAAACTCAAGGCACATAAGCACGAAGAAAGTATTGTAAGTGGAGCATTTTATATTTCTGGAAGCACTCCTTTGATATTTCCAGATACTTCAATTCATCCTTATCCAGGACTATTGGTTATCTTTTCAAGTGATTTGGTTCATTATACAGAAGAAGAAACTGAAGAACGAATTATTATTAGTTTTAACACGGATTACTTATGAAATTTTTATTTTTAGTTGGTTCGGCACTCAAACACTTTCAAGAGAAAGATTTTAGTGCCTATGATGAGCAACAAAGATTTGAGCAAACCTTAGAAACGATTGAGTGTATTCGTAAGAAAGTTCATAATTCTTATGTGGTTTTATTTGAGTGTTCTTCTAAATCAATTGATGAAAACCAAAAAGATATTCTCAAAGAAAAAACGGATTTGTTTCTGGAGTTTTATGATGAACCAGTTCTCAAACAAATCTATGAAAATCTTGAGGCAAGACCAGAACTGATTACATACGGCAAATCACTATTAGAAACAAGAGGATTACTGAATACTCTTTATGTAATACAAAAGCATAATATTTTTAATGATAGTCAAAGAGTATTCAAATTGACTGGTAGATATTTACTGAATGATGATTTTGATATTCAAGATTATCAAAGTAAGTTCCTTGAGAATAAGTATGTAATTAAAAAGTATGACTACCTTTCACAAGAAATGGAAAACTATGAAAAAGAACTTGAGAATGTTTATGCTTATCTCTATGGAGCAAAGGGTATGATGATTACGGGTCTTTGGTCTTTTGATAGAATGTTATTTACTGATACTATAGAAGCACTTGAAAAAGCATTTACTTATATGGAAAAAATGATACAGTTTACTGCCGGAACTGATGTAGAACATTCACTTTATCGTTTTATCAATAAGAAGAATGTTATTGATATTCCTAATCTTGGTCTTACGATGGTCAAAGGAATGTCCGGTGAAAATGGTGGAGTGTATCATTCGTGAAACTAGCAATCTTTTATCATATAGGACAAATGGGAATAGGTGCTTTCATTTACCAGCAACAATTACATAGATTATATGCTTCAGGATTACTTCAAAATGCTGATTATACTTATTTTAGTGTAAATGGAAGTCAAGAACTTTTTAATGTTCCTGATAAAGTAATAGTTAAGTATAATAAGGAGGAAGATTGGGGAACTGAAAAAACCACCTTATTAGCACTTAATGATTTCTGTAAGAATAATCCAGATTATAAGGTTCTTTATTTTCATACCAAAGGAGCAACAAAGAATGAACTTTCGGTTCAATCTTGGAGATTAATGATGGAATATTTTGTGATTGATAAATGGAAGGAATGTATAAAGTATCTAGATACTTATACTTGTGTTGGTTCTCATTTGGGAACTATTGGGCCAAGTATTTGTGCCGATGGTTCTTTAATACCAAATGATAAGACTTATGCTTATATGGGAAATTTTTGGTGGGCAAATGCTTCCTATATTAATACAATCAAATCACGATACTTAAACTCTGAGTGTAGAATGGAAAAGGAAAGATGGATTGGTGATAGTGATAGTTGCTATCCAAAGACTTTATATAATGATGTATTATTTGAAGAAAATCCTTTTGAGTTTAATAATTATAGTTATTATTTTAAGGAGGGTGATTATGTTTCGTGAGTGTGGAGAATGTACTGCCTGCTGTTCTTGGTTGGTGGGCGATGCTTTTGGATGGAAGTTTGGGTGTAGTCAATCTTGTAGATTTCTAGAAGAAGGTGGTTGTGGAGTTCATAAGGCACGACCAGAAGTCTGTAGGAATTATCAGTGTGCTTGGTCTCAACATTTACTTCCAGAAGAAATGAGACCTGATAAGTGTAATGTATTGGTCTCTGTAGAACAAAATGAGAACGGGCAGTATCTAAAGGCAGTTGGAATAAATAATAAAAAGATATCTGCTGATGTAAAAGATTGGTTTATAAAGTGGGGAGAGAAAATGAATACTCCAATTATGATATCAGAGTAGTTTCCAAGTCTTTAGAGGTCCCTAATGCCTACATTTTATAACTTTACGGAAAATGGAGTTGTCTATAGTTTTGATGATGTCTTTGTGCCTGCTGATTTGTTTCGTGATGGGAACTTATTCACTTGGGGTGCTGGAGGTACTGGAATACTTGGAAATGCAGCAACAACCGATAGATCCACTCCAGTCACCACATCTGCTGGAGGAACCAACTGGAAACAAGTCAGTGGTGGGGCCGCGCATACAGCAGCAATAAAAACCGATGGAACTTTATGGGTTTGGGGTTCGGGAACTTATGGAAGACTTGGAAATGCATCAACAACCAATAGATCCACTCCAGTCACCACATTTGCTGGAGGAACCAACTGGAAACAGGTAAGTGCTGGAAATGGTTTGACAGCAGCAATCAAGACCGATGGAACCTTATGGACTTGGGGTTATGGTGCTAATGGAAGACTTGGAAACGCAGCAACAACCGATAGATCCACTCCAGTCACCACATCTGCTGGAGGAACCAACTGGAAACAGGTAAGTGCTGGAAATGGTTTGACAGCAGCAATCAAGACCGATGGAACTTTATGGGTTTGGGGTAATAATGCTAGTGGACAACTTGGAAATGCTGGCACAACTAGTAGATCCACTCCAGTCACCACATTTGCTGGAGGAACCAACTGGAAACAAGTGAGTTCTGGATTTGAGTTTACAGCAGCAATCAAGACCGATGGAACTCTTTGGCTTTGGGGTAAAGGATCTAGTGGTCAACTTGGAAACAATAGTAATGGCGATATATCTACTCCAGTCACCACATTCGCTGGAGGAACCAACTGGAAACAAGTGGGTGCTGCTGGATACTCTCCAGCAGCAATCAAAACCGATGGAACTCTATGGGTTTGGGGGTTTTCTTTTAGTGGAAGACTTGGAACTGGTGAGCCGCCATTTACCACTAAATTCACACCAGTCACCACATTCGCTGGAGGAACCAATTGGAAACAAGTCAGTTCTGGATTTAATCACACAACAGCAATCAAGACCGATGGAACCTTATGGACTTGGGGTTATGGTGCTAATGGAAGACTTGGAAACGCAGCAACAACTGATGTATCCACTCCAGTCACCACATTTGCCGGAGGAACCAACTGGAAACAAGTGAGTTCTGGAGATAGTGCTCATACAGCAGCACTCACCTACCAAGACCCAGGCATCTAAATACTCATAACAATCAAAATATTATGAAGACATTATATTTTCTTGGAGGACTTCCAAGAAGTGGTTCTACATTATTAGGGTCTATACTCAATCAACATCCAGACATTTATGTATCACCAACATCTCCATTAGGTGATGTGGTGACTGATATTGAGCAATCATTCAATAAAGTAGACCAGCAGTTTACCTTTGACCGTAAAGCAATATCTTATAATGTCTACAAGGCAGTTCTTGCGAACTTTTATAATCATATTCCAAAGTCAACAATCCTAGACAAGCACAGATTTTGGGGTAAGAACCTTGATACGGTTCAAATGTTTCTTTCAAACAAACCAAAGATTGTAGCAACTTATCGTTCTATTCCAGAAGTTCTTACATCTTATATCTCACTGATAGAAAGAACCAAGCACGAAGATAATTTTATTGATAATCATTTGAGACGAGACAATCTTCCAATCACAAATAACAATCGTGCTGATTATATTTGGAGATATTATGTTGCTCCATCTTATGAGAGTATGGTATATGGTCTCACAAAGTATCCAGACTGGGTTCATCTGGTAGAATATAGTCAACTCATTTCTAATCCACAAGAAGAACTCAATAAGGTCTATGAGTTTTTAGAAGTTTCTCCTCAAGACAATAACTTCAATGAGATTGAGAATGCTTGTGGAGAACAGAAAGACGAAGCCTGGGGACTAAAAGACCTTCATACCATTCGTCCAAAGTTATCTAAAATCTCACAAAATCCTATTGATATAATAGGAGAAGAAAATGTAAAACTATATTCCAAGTTTGATTTATGAAAACTCATTTGTTAGTTGTTCTTCAGTCTCATTCAAAAGGAAACCGAGATGATAGTCACGAAAGATATTGTGAAGCACCAAAGATAGAAGTATCATCAAGATGTATTTTTTCTGTAATTGATAGTCTTAACTATGCTCAAGAACAATATCCAGATTATGAAATAGAACTCCAAATTTTTGACGACCATTCAGACCAAGAGTTTCTAGATATTCTTCAAAGATTGATTGATACGGCAAAGTTCAAAGTTAATTTGACCCATCTTGAAACTTATGGTATAATGCCTTCTATACTTCGTTGCTATGAACACGGCAGAGATTATGGAAAAGATTGGGTCTACTTTATTCAGGATGACTTTCTTCATCAACAAAACTCTGTTGAGTTGATGATAGATGCTATTAATCAGTTTAGTTGTAATCTAGGAAAACCTGCGAGTATCTTTCCATTTAATAAACCAGCAGAGTATCACGATCCTCAAAATACTGCTGTTCCCTGTAATCTTGTTGTTGGGAAAGACCGTTACTGGAGAACCAACATTCATCCAGCAGTGACTTTGATGACCCATAGTAGTATTATAAAACTTCACTGGGACTTGTTTTATAAAATGGGAACAAGTGAAGTGAGTGAAACGATGGAAATGGAGAGTATAGATAAAATCTATTATGAAAGAGGATATTATTGCTTTACTCCTATTCCCTCACTAGCACTTCATATGCAAACAGAATGGGATAAGGATTTCTTCCTTGATTGGAAGTCTTGGTGGAACGAATACGATTTGGAGAAACTGAATGAAAATTAATGTATATCTAAGGCACTGTTATTATTCTAAGATACAGGAAAGTCCGGGAAAACAAAGACCAGAATGGTGGGATAAGGAAAAGGTATTTCAAAACTTCAAGAACACTCTCAATCCAGAAACCACAAACTATACACTCATTTACGATGAACACTATGGTAAGATAGAAGATACTTTCCTATCACAAGAAGAGAATGTTCATATTATAAATGCTGGTGGAGAAGCAAAGAGTTTTATTGAGACTTTGAAGTATATTCAAACTCAAAATCATTCAGCAGAAGATATCATTTATTTTCTTGAAGATGATTATGTTCATCGTCCAAACTGGGATAAGATTTTGATGGAAGGATTTGAACTTGGTGTTGATTATGTAACTCTTTATGACCACGGTGATAAGTATATGGAGTTTTATAGTGAGTTTAGAACCAAGGTCTTACACTCAAAATCATCTCACTGGATGGCAACTCCTTCCACCACAAATACTTTTGCTGTGAAGTTTTCAACTCTTATGAAGGACTTTTCGGTTCATCATAAATATTCTACAGGAGTGGAACCATCAGCAGACCACCAAAAGTTTTTAGAATTAGCACAAAAGGGAAGAGTTCTTATATCTTCAATTCCCGGTTATTCTACACACTGTCAAGCAGATTTATTATCTCCCTGTATTGATTGGAAAGAATTTTTATGAAAGTGATGCAGATAGGGTCTAACAAAGGCGACGACCATCTATCAAAATATCTTAAAGACAACTATAAAGAATTAGATTTTGGTTTATTTGTAGAAGCAAATCCTCTTCATATTGGTAGTTTACTAAACTGCTATTCTTGTTATGAGAATGTTATTGTAGAGAATATTGCGATAAAAGTTCCATCATATCCTGATGATAAAGTAAAACTATATTATCATGAAAATGATGGTCCAATGTATCATGTTGCATCATTAGTTAAAGAACATATATTAGTGTATTATTTCCCAGAAGGATTAAGAAGTTTTGATATTCCTTGTATAACACTTGAACAATTATTTCACAAATATGAGATTACAACATTAGATTGGTTACTTCTTGATATTGAAGGTATTGATGCTGAGATATTATTAACTACAGATTGGACTAAATACGATATTAACAAAATAGAGTATGAGAAACTGCATTTAGGTTCTCACGAAAAAGAGATTGAAAATTTATTTAAACAACTTGGTTATGCTCAAGTTGAATCTCTTGATAAAAAATACGATGTTGCTTGGGAAAAATTATGAACATTACACTATATGCTATCTCTAAAAACGAAGAGAAGAACATTGGGAGATTTATTGAAATCTCCAAGAAGTTTATAAATACCGTTGTAGTTGATACTGGAAGCACAGATAATACAGTAAAACTACTGAAGGAAGCAGGCATTGAAGTCTATGAGCATCCACAAACGAGAGATGAATTTGATTTCTCCAAAGTAAGAAATCTGGCACTGTCTTATGTGAAGACTGACTGGGCATTTTCTTTAGACTTTAATGAGGATGTTGATGAGTTCTTTCCAGAAGGTCTTGATGTGATTGCTGAAGAGTTCACAGCATTCAGGCACGAACGATATGATAAGGTAGGAGACCAAGAACCAACTCCAGGTCAAACTGCTCATACTCGGTTTCATAGAACCAAGAACTATACTTGGGTAAATGCCGTTCATGAAAGTCCAGTCTTCATTCCAACTGAAGAACATTTGAATGAGAGTGCAGTTGATACTACAATTAAGATTACTAAAAATGTTCATAACACTGTAGACAAGCAACTCTTCTATCTGTCTATTTGCGAAAGAGAGTTTGAAAAAGATAAGTCAAACACTTATTACCTTTGGTTTATTTTCAAGCATTATTTTGAAGTCAAGAACCTCAATAAGGCACTTGAACTTGGTCAGGAGTATCTAAATCTTTCTAGAGCATACTTTGACCCCACCAGAATTGATGTGTTTATGATGTGTAGTATTGCTCTCATTAGCACTCAAAATATTCAGCAAGCATCCAACTATGCCTTTCATGCAGTAAGTGAGGCAATGAATGTTGGTGGAGATGTTATGGGTAAGGCATTTACTCATCTACTTAACATCGGTAAACTCACACAGAACCCAAACATTATTGTCTTTGCTTCGGGATTTAATCCAGAGACTTTAAGACTTAAGGAAAGAATGGATGCCATTGATAAACTTTTCCTGACTAATCTAGATGATACTCCAGCAACTGCTTGGTCTGGCCATCGTCAGTTTGCCGAATGGTTAGTTTCTTATATGAAACCAGAAGTTACTGTTGACCTTGGTGTTGATTGGGGATTTTCCACATTTTCACTAGCAATTCCTAGAATTGGTAAAGTATATGGTATTGATAACTTTGTTGGTGATTCCTTTGTTGGAACCGATGAACAAAGACTTAAGTACCAGTTTGTAACGACAAAAAGAGAAAAACTTCATCTTCAGGATAATCTAACTCTTATTGAAGGTGACTTTAACGAAGTTGCAGAAACCTGGGATAAAAAAATTGATATTCTTCACATTGATGGAAGTCATAAGTATGAAGATATTAAACAAGATTTTGAAACCTGGAGTAAATTTTTAAATGATGATGGTGTAATTTTAATGCACGATACTTGTGTAGAAAATTATAATGGAAATGAATATGGAGTAAAAAGATTTTTTGAAGAGATTGATTTACCTAAAGTAACCTTTACTCATTGCTTTGGTCTTGGTGTTGTTTCTAAAAATGCACAATTAATTGAAACTATTAAAAACCAATTTAATCTATGAAGATTACAATTCCAGTATCAGTCGGTGAATTATTAGATAAGATTACTATTTTACAAATTAAATCTTTATTCACCGACGATGAATATGTTCAAAAGGAATTGGAAGAACTTTATAGAATTAAAAGTACTCTTACTCAATACACTTTAGAATATGAAGTGAGATTGAAGAAAGTTAATGAAAAACTTTGGAAAATAGAGGATCAGTTGAGAAAGTTGGAGAAAGAACAAAGATTTGATGAAGAGTTCGTTGAACTTGCTCGTAGTGTTTATAAATTAAATGACCGAAGAGCACAGATAAAAAAAGAAATAAATGAACTGACTAATTCAAACTATAAAGAAATTAAGATTTATTGAAACTTGATTTTTATATAAAAATCAGTTATAATGCTAAGTAATAAATAATCCAAATCATTCATATTTTTATGGCAGTAGATGAACTGAACTTTGTAAAACTTGCTTTAGAGAATGGAGGATCAATTCATCCACTTATTCTTCCACACGAAGAACTTAAGGGACCAGCACTCACAAACCCTTCAATTTATCTTGATGGAGATAAGTTACTAGTTAATCTTAGAAACATTAATTACACTCTTTATCATTCAGAAAAAAGAAAATTTGAACATCCTTGGGGCCCTCTCGTTTATATTCATCCAGAAAACGATTGGCGTCTTCGCACTTGGAATTATCTGTGCGAAATGGATGATAATATGAGAATCAAATCTTATCATCGTATAGACACCTCAAGTTTTCCCGATAAAGAACTTTGGGATTTTGTGGGATTAGAAGATTGCCGTATTGTTCGTTGGAACAATAAACTCTATATGACTGGAGTAAGGAGGGATCTGGATACGATTGGAACGGGTCGTATGGAACTTTCCGAAATTGAATTTACCGAAAATGGTGTAAAGGAAGTAAGTCAACATCGTATTCCTGCCCCACCTCCAGACCAAGAGTATTGCAACAAGAACTGGATGCCTATTCTTGATATGCCATATCATTATGTGAAATGGACAAATGGTACTGAAATTGTTAGATATAATATTGATACGAATACTACAGAGACTGTTCTAAGAAGAGATTGGAAAGATTTTGGAACCACTGATCTTCGTGGTGGTTCTCAGATTATTCCTCTGGGTGACAATTATAGATTCTGTTTGACTCACGAAACTTATCTGACTCAAAGTGCCGCTGGAAGAAAAGATGGTGTGTATCGTCATCGTTTCATTGTCTGGGACAAGGAATGGAATATTGTTAAAGTATCAAGGCAATTCTCATTTATGAATGCCGAGATTGAATTTGCCGTTGGTATGGTAGAATATAAAGGTAATTATCTGATTACTTTTGGGTATCAAGATAATGCAGCATATTTGGTTAAGGTATCCAAAGAATTTGTATTGGATTTTATTGGGATTGAAAATACATCAGAATCTCAACCAGAATCATTTCCGCCATTCACTGGATATCCTACAGAATCATTAGAAGGTCATATCTATTATACAAATGAAGAATGGACTTCACGACCTTTTTATGTCAACATTATTGAATTTCTCAAAGAAAGACAAATCAAATCAGTTCTAGATGTAGGTGGATGCACTGGGGAAGTTCCTAAAATTATGTTTGATAAAATTTCATCATTGGAGACTGCTTTGATTCTTGAACCAGTATCAGTAAACTTTAATTTTATTCAAGATAGATTTAAGAACGAATATCGTATTAAAGTAATTAATAAAGCACTTTATTATGGTGCTGACTTCATTTCATTGGGTCAATCTGATGGAAATGTAGGTGGATATAATATGCATTCCGATAATCATAATGTACAGTTCAACGACATTCCTACAACGACTTTAGAGAATCTTCCGAAATACGATTTCCTTAAGATTGATATTGAAGGTGCCGAAAGAAATATACTAGAAAATGCAAGTTGTTTTGTAGACTTCAAATATATTGCAATTGAATTCCACGATGAAATGGGAAGTACTTGGCCAGAATTGGTTGAGAAATATATTCCCACTCATAAGATTGCGGTGGATGGTAGATTGTATGGAAACCCAGAATCAGTATTGCTTGAATTGAAATAATGGAACATATTTGCGGAAGTGATAATTTTGGTGAAGGTTGGTTTTCTTATCCCAATCTTTACTCTAGAGTTGCAAAACGATTTCCTTCGGGAAGTCGTTTCGTAGAAGTTGGTTGTTGGAAAGGTAAATCGGCAGCATATATGTGCGTTGAGATTGCCAATTCCAATAAGGACATTGAGTTCTTCTGTGTAGATACTTGGGAAGGAAGTGTTGAGCACGAAGGAATGAAAGAGTTGCCAAAACTCTATGATATTTTTATTGACAACATGAGACCTGTTGAGCAATATTATTTTCCTCTCAAGATGACTTCTCTTGAGGCAGTAAATAAATTCAAGGATAATTCTCTTGACTTTGTTTTCATTGATGCTTCTCATGAGTATGAGGATGTTAGAGATGATATTATTGCTTGGTATCCTAAAGTCAAACCAGGTGGAATTATTGCTGGTCATGATTATTATCACGAAGAATACGATTGGTTTCCAGGTGTAAAACGAGCAGTTAATGAATTGCTGACTGAATTTATTTCCGATGAAAAGTGCTGGATTCACTATAAACCAGATCCATCTAAACTGAAAAATCTACCTCCAGTTCATTATATTAGTGTTGAGTATTGTACCGAAAGAAGAGAAAAACTACATCAAAAGTTTGCTCAGTTTGGTATTGAGAATATTACAGGTCACATTTTTCAAAAGTATGATGATACTCAGCACGAAATTATATCAGATTATATTGATTATCTGACTATCGGTAGTAGAGGTCCTGTTACTTCACACCTGAAGGCAATTAAAGAATGGTATGATAATACTAAGGAGGAAGTTGCTTTCTTCTGTGAAGATGATTTAAGTATGGACTTAATCCAATATTGGAACTTTACTTGGGATGATTTTTATAATAGTCTTCCTGATGACTGGGAGATTGTTCAACTTGCTTGGTTGAGGTATGAGTTTAATACATTTAAGATTGGTTTCCGCAATCGTTGTTGGTGCGATTGGTCTGGTTGTGCGTATCTTATTAAAAGAGGATTTGTCAAAAAACTAATTGATACATATTATTATGATGGTAAGTTTCATCTAGATGTAAAAGGTGAGGATATTCATCTTAGAGAAGATTGGGCAAAGGTTCCTGTAATTGAAACAATTATATTCTCAGCATTAGGTAAAGTCTATACTGCTCCCTTATTCACTGAAGATTTGAGTTTCCTACCTTCATATCTAGACCCAAATACAGAGGAGGGAAAGAAACAACCAATTCACGAGGCTCATTATGAATCTTATGACAATAATGTAGATTGGTGGAGAAATATTGGTTCTACTCAAACAATTGAAGAATTTATGAGGGAATGATTAATAAACTAATAAAAATGAACAAAATTACTAATCGCATAAAATAATGAAAAATAACAAACTTGAAAACTTTCCATCAGTCTACTATGTTTCATTAGAAGAAAGCGTAGATAGGCAGCAAAATTTAGAGAAGCAGTTTGCCGAATATGGAATTACTCCAAAGGCAGTTATATCCAAAAGATATTCTGAGTCTGATGATGAAATTACCGGAAAATTTTTAGACCAAATGAATGGAGGGACAATTGGTTGTGCAGTCTCTCACATTAAGGCAATTCGTAGATGGTACGAAGAAACCGATGAAGATTATGGATTCTTTTGTGAAGACGATTTAAGTCTTGAAACCATTCAATATTGGGACTTTACATGGGAAGAGTTTATTGAAACAATTCCCGAAGATTCCTTATATGTGCAGTTACTAGTAATCAGAGATAACTATGAAACATTTGAAATAAGAAAAAAATTATGGGATGATTGGGCGGCAACTGCATATATTCTTACACGAGATTATGCAAAACTCTTGATTGATAGCTATTGTCGGGGCGAAAAAAAGTTTCATCTTGAAATTCCCGGTGTTAATAATTATGCAGTTCCTCTGGTTGAAAATATTTTATTTGAAACAATTAATAAAGGTGGTTCCGTAATTCCTTTATTTGTAGAAGATATCAAGTTTGCTACTACATTTTCCCCAGAGGAAGATGGGGAAGTTGAAAATAATCAAAAAAGAGGTCATTATGAGTCAAGAGAAACTGTTCTAAATTATTGGAAAAACAAAGAACAAATGAAATCATTTGCAGTTGAGAAAGTAGAAGAAAAAGAAGAAGAACCTCAAGATTTTACGATGAATCAGATTGAGTATCTTCTTACACAATATACTAATGACCCAGAAAATGCCGAAAATAATCTCAAAGTGGGTGCTTGGTATTGGAATCAAAGGCATACTGCACCTGCACTTTCATACTTTTTAAGATGTGCAGAAAGAGCAGAAGATCCAAATCTTGCTTATGAGGCACTATTATGGGCTCATTTTTGCTATGAAATGCAAGGAACAAGAGATTTGACTTCCCGTGGTTTACTTCAACATGCAGTATACACCTTACCAAATCGTCCAGAAGCATATTATCTTCTTGCTAAGTTTCATAGTAAGAGAGAGCAGTGGACTGATGCTTATATTATAGCAACTCAGGGTTTGAATTTAACAGAAAAGGATTTACCTCCACTTAAACATGATGTTGGATATCCTGGAACTTATGGTCTTCTGTTTGAAAAAGCAGTTTCTGGTTGGTGGTGGGGTAAAAACGAAGAGTCTGGTTTAATCTTTAAGGATTTGTATGAGAACCACGATATGCAAAATGAGTATCGTGGTTCGGTTTTGGACAATCTTAAAAAGTATTTTCCAAGTTATTTGGTTCCGGACAATTTTGATTGGGGAGGAACAGATCCAGAATATGCTCAGATGTTTACCAATGAGAATTTTATTGAGAGAACATATGAGAAACATTGTCGTATTAAGACGGGAGACATTGTAATTGATGCCGGTGCAAACTGCGGTTCATTTACATATTCAATTTTAGGTAAAAATCCCAAGCAAGTATATTGTGTTGAACCTTCCAATACTCTTATTCATTCTCTGAAAAAGAATGTTGGGCATGGTCCAGTAACTTTCATTAATAAGGCAATTTCAGACTTTGAAAGTGATAGTGTTGTGATTGCTGATAGGGGTGTCTACATCTATGAAAATAATGGAAATGAATATTCCACAACAACATTTAAAAAGATTATTGAAGAAAACAACATTACCCAAGTTGATTTTTTAAAGATTGATTGTGAAGGTGGAGAGTATTCTATTTTTACGAAAGAAAACTACGATTTTATTATTAAAAATGTCAAGCACTGTGCTGGAGAATGGCACATTAATGACCATAAAGATGCAATAGAGAGGTTCATTGAATTCCGAGATTTATATCTCACCAAATGTAACTTACTTCACGTTTATGAAAGAAGCGGTAAGGAAGTTACCGAACACATCTTTGATGATACCTACCTCTACGGATTCAGAGAATATTGGAAAGATACTTATCTTGGACAGTTTATTATCTACTTTACCTTTAATAATTCAACCGAAGATAGTGTAGATGTTGTTGAAGTCAGTGAAAGTGAGAAAATAGACATTATTCTTCAAGGTAAATATACTGAATACACTGATGAGATTATTGATGAGTATTTAAGAGTACCTTTTGTAAATAATATAATCGTTTCTTGTTGGGGGGATGATAGGCCCGACCATTATCGCTCACCAAAAGTTAAATATGTTAGAAGTGTATATCCATTAACTCCGGGAACTTGCAATAAAAATTTACAGATTACAACATCTTTTGCCGGAATTAAACTCTGCGAAACAAAGTTTTCTGTAAAGATGAGATCCGATCAAAAATATAATTACAATAGTATGATGAGTATGTATGAATTTTTTATGAAAAATCATACAAATGATAATATTTTTGTTGCAGGAATGTTTCCTTCATTACTTTTTCATCCAAGAGATCACATTTATTGGGGAGAAACAAAGGATCTTTATTGCTTGTTTGATATTCCTTTGGAGTATAATAGTCTTATTGATAAAGTTCGTATTGGAAAATATGAACTTGCAGAATATTCAAACTATTTGACACGACCTGAGACTTATATTGGAGCACATTACTGTGCTAAATTTGATGACTGTGTTAAGAAAATGCTGATTGAACCTGAGAAATACCTTTATGATGATGCAATTAATTGGCAATATGCTAAGGATTTTAGTGATAGAATAACTCCTTTAATTTTTAAATCTTTTTCAAGAAAATGTATAGATTTTGATTGGACCTGCAAACCGGGATTTACAATTCAATCATATCTGGATGTCTGTTCTTGGCACGAAGATGGTTTTTAATATAAATTAAATATACTTACTAAAGAGGAAAATAAAATGAACTTTGCCGTATATACTAAGAATGATTGCCCATATTGCTATAAAGTCAAACAGGTACTAGAGTTGACAGGAAAGAACTTTGTGGTGTATAATTTGGGAGATGACTTCACTAAACAAGAGTTCTATGCGGAGTTTGGGGAAGGTTCTACATTCCCACAAGTTATTTGTGATGATAAAAAACTTGGCGGATGTACTGATACTGTTAAATTTCTGAAGGAACAACAGATTGTATAATGCCAGACATAAATAATAGCATAACACCCAATCGTGGTGTAGAACTTATACTTACTGGAGGAAAAAGAAAACAACCTAAACTTTTTCATCTTATATTCGAGAAGATAATTTCCTTTTTCAAACGAGAAGTAACCATCTATCTTGAATTTTCGATAAAGTCAAGGAAAGTCGAGTAGTTTCCCAGGAGAACAAAAATGTTGGCAACTAGTTTAGTTATAGGTTCATTCTTAACCGTACTATTTTTTGTAATGGGTCTATTGTTAGGTTGGGTCAGTAGAGAATATATGATGACTCATCAGGAAGGACCAAAGCAAATTGCCTATCATCCGGAGTTTTATAATAAGGACGGAGATCTTATTGATGAAGAAATTGTTTCTGTAAGATTTGAGCCAGGATATTTTGATGATGGAGATGAAGATCTTGACGACGATGAAGAATAAACTCTAAATATCATTACAATTATAATTACATATTAAACAATTATGACAGCGACAAAGGCAAAAGCAAAACCAAAAACAACCGCCTCAGTAAACGAAGATTTACCGGCAAATCCTTTTGTATTTGAGATTTTAAATCTTGTATCCAAGCAGAGGACCAACATTAAAAAAGTTGAGATTCTGAAAAAATATGCAGATCCATCACTCAAAGCAATTTTTATTTGGAACTTTGATGAGAGCGTAATATCTGCTCTTCCAGAAGGAATTGTTCCATACTCAAGTGTTGGGGAGCAAAATTCATTCAGCGGAACTCTAAGTGAAAAAATAGAAGATGCCGTGGGTAAAATGAGTGAAATGGGTTCTAATTCACTTGGTTCTCAAGACCAAGGATTTTCTTCAATTCGTAAAGAGTACACTAGATTTTATAATTTTGTAAGAGGTGGAAATGATGGACTGAGTTCTCTTCGTAGAGAAACAATGTTTATTAATGTACTGGAGGGTCTTCATCCTCTAGAGGCAGAAATTCTATGCCTAGTAAAGGATAAGAAACTTCAAACTAAATATAAGATTACAAAAGAAATTGTTGCTCAGGCATATCCAGAAATTGTGTGGGGAGGTCGTTCGTGAGTAGAGTTCGTAATGTAGAAAGCAATATCACCGAGGAGAAAACTACTATGGAATGGACTCCGGAAGAAAAGAAAGATATTCCTCCTCGTTATGGGTGTGAGATTCTGATTGAAAACGCATCACTTGCTCAGGTTAAAGATCCTTCTTTTCCTAATGATGCATATATCGTATCTTATACATTAAAGGGAAACTCTTATATGGATTTGTGTCGTGGTACAAGAGTTAAAATCTTTGATATGTATTATGATAAGTTCGGCCCAGATGTAGTTACAAAAATTGATTGGGGATATGGAAGAGTGTCTCCTAAGATTTGGGGATACAGAGCACCCGAAAAGAAAAAGAGAAAGTGATTTCCCATATCGGGCAAAAAAATTCCCCCAAAATTTTTGCTCCTTAAGGTTTTTAAAACAGTAGCGTACTGATACATTTTTAGTATCGGTTGCTACTTTTTTGATTTTGTGGTAATATATATTGTATCGTTCATCTGGAATAATCCAGACGGAAGTAAGCCGACGCGGAACGGATCGTTCATTCGCTATTCGCAAATAGCGAACGCAAACGCCGACTGAAGGAACGCTCTTTAACCTAAAAACTAAGGAGAAAACCTAATGTCACAAGTCGTATATCGTGGTGTCTCTTATGACACCGAAGTTCGTCGCCAGCAACAACAGCAGGCGCAACAGCAACCCCAACAGTATAATGAGACTTATCGTGGGGTTAAGTTTGTAAAGGAGGCGAAGTGATGAAAAAACTCAACTTCCTACAACTTATCAAAGAACAAAAACAAAAAGAACAGCGTCGTCATTTAGCACAATTAGCACAACTAATCGGAGCAAAATAATGGCAAATCTCATAGTCTCAATGAGTGCCGGAATAGTTCTTTTGACTATTATTTTATCAATGTATATTCAGTGGCTTTATAAGTGATATTTTTCTAAAGAGAGGATTGACAAGTCCTCTCTTTTTTTGTATAATCAAAACAGAATATTAATCTAAATGGATAAGGACAAACTTAAATTAATTATTCGGAATATGGAACTGCTCTTGGACGCACTCAAGGCAGAAGTATATCCAGATACTCAGCAATATAAGTATGATGATATTCGTCCAGAAGAAGTTGACTATGATGAGGTTTTTTAACTAATGTCTTTAAGAGCAAAAAAACTTGTAAAATTGTTGGAAAGATTGATTAGGCAGGACCACCTATATTCCGATGAACAACTTAAGCAAATGAAATCACAACTGCGAGTTGTAAAAGAAGAACTTGCGGAACTAGAAGCAAAAACATCAAAAGGATTTGGAAAATGAAACCAATTAAAGCAAAAGACCTTCTTGAACTTGACCAACATATGAAAGTTGTGATGCTTCGTCAGACACAACTTCCTCAAACTCTGGTTTATCAGGGAGGTAAGAATGATTATAGTGAAGACCCCATTCATACTAAGTTTCCTCCAAGTGAGAAGGACTGTGGTAAGTGGGTGATTGAACAACTCCTGGCAAATGAAAGAGGGCACTGGGGACCGCTGGAGCACCCTGCCATTTCTCTGGACTGTGTTGGATTCGTTCATAATGTCATCGTACAGGCACGAACTCATCGTGTTGGTGTAAGTTTTGATGTTCAGTCGCAGCGTTATACCGGTCGTCGTGTACTTAAAGTTGCCAAGGGTGAACTGAAACCTGAAGAAGTTTATTATGTGCGTCCAGAAGGTCTCTACCTGGACCGTAAAGGGCACAAGTATGAGTGGACTAGGGAAGACTACGAAAGGCAGTTAAAGTTCTGTCTGGCAGCATCTGAGAGGTATGCTGAGGGTTACGAACAGCGTGGTATGGCAGAGGAACATCTCCGTGATTATCTTCCTCAGAATATCCGCCAGAACTTTGTAGTTTCATTCTCTCTTCGTGCCGCACTTCACTTTCTTGACCTTCGTGCTAAACTGGATGCTCAGGTAGAAATTCAGGCTCTCTGTGAAGGAATGGTTCCTGTAATGAAAGAATGGGTTCCTGAAATCTTCAGTTATTATGAGGAAAAGAGGCTTAGAAAAGCAAAACTTTCACCTTAAACAAAACCTAAATAAAAATGCCTGAAGTTGACTGCAATCTCTACAGGTGGGAGAGGTTAAACTTCTCCCTTATAAATATTAATGCAGTCAACTAAAGAGCAGTTATGGTAAATCTTAACAGATTTTATACTTATGCTTATTTGCGTGAAGATAGAACTCCTTATTATGTCGGTAAGGGAAATGGTGATAGGGTTTATAGAAAAAGATTAAAGGGGGTTAATGCTCCTAAAGATAAATCCAGAATAATCTTCCTGAAACAAAACATAACAGAGGAAGAAGCGTTCAAGCACGAGAAGTATATGATTGCTGTCTTTGGTAGACTAGATTTAGGAACTGGTATTCTTCATAATAGAACTGATGGTGGTGAGGGAATGTGTGGATATAAACATTCTGAGGAGACTAGAAAAAAAATTGGAGAACTTAGTAAAGGTAGAAAATGTAAAGATGAAACTAGAAAAAAATTAAGTAAAGCAAGTAAAAATAGAGTTTGTAGTGAAGAAACTAGAAAAAAATTAAGTGCATCAAAGACTGGTAAAAATAATCCTATGTATGGAAAAGAAATGAGTGAAGAACATAAACAAAAAATAAGTGAAGCAAATACGGGAAATAGTTCTTGTTCTTGGAATAGAGGTAAAAAAATGGATCCTTTCAGTGAAGAACATCGAAGAAAACTGAGCGAATATGCAAAAAATAGAAGTGAAGAACATAAACAAAAATTAAAAGAAACGGCAAAAGGTAGAACATCTCCTAATAAAGGTAAAAAAATGAGCGAAGAACATAAAAGAAAAATAGGTGAAGCAAATAGAAAAAGATGGGAAGAAAGAAAAAAAATAAATTAATATACCCCTAAATATTTTTGTAAATTATTATAACTTATGTGCCCTACTTATAGATTTGAGAATACGGAAACGGGTGAAATCTTTGAGAAATGGATGTATATGGCGGACAAAGACCCATATCTCAAAGAAAATCCTCACATCAAACCACTTATTCCAACACAAATGAATGTTGGTGAAGTAGGTGATTGGCGGAATAAACTAACCTCCAAGCACCCTTCGTGGAACGATGTCCTAGGTCGTGCCCAAAAGATGCCCGGATCAAAAGTACAAAAACTCTAAACACTTATGGCAAGAAGAAAAAGAGCAGAGCAACCAATCGGTGTTGATCTTACTACTCGTCAAGCAAAGCGTAAAAAACCGTTAAGTGGTGAATATCTAGTAGATATTGATCCACTTACCGAAAATCAAAAGAAACTTTTTGATTCTTATGCCAATCAAAAACATTTAGTTGCCTACGGGTGTGCCGGTACTGGTAAAACTTTTATCACCCTTTATAATGCTCTTCGTGAAGTCTTAGATGAAAAAACACCTTTTGAAAAAATCTATCTTGTTAGGTCATTAGTTGCCACAAGAGAAATTGGATTTCTTCCCGGTTCTTATGATGACAAGTCGGATATTTACCAGATTCCTTATAAGAATATGGTGAAGTATATGTTCCAACTTTCAAATGATGTTGAATTTGAGATGCTTTATGGCAATCTTAAGTCTCAAGAAACCATTAAGTTCTGGAGTACTTCATTCCTCAGAGGAACCACGCTTGATAATTCTATTATTATTGTGGATGAGTTCCAAAATATGTCATATCACGAACTAGATTCTATTATCACTCGTGTTGGTGAGAACTCAAAGATTATGTTCTGTGGAGATGCGTCTCAGAGTGACCTTCAAAAAACAAATGAGCGTAATGGAATCGTTGATTTTATGACAGTATTGCGTAAAATGCCATCTTTTGATATAATTGAGTTTGGTGTAGATGATATTGTTCGTTCCGGACTTGTCAAAGAATACATTATTGCTAAACTAGAAGCAGGTTTTTAATGTTTAATCATCTTGATAATGTACTTCCTCAACTTGAAAGAGAAACGATTGATGGAGTCCGATATTATTCTGTGCCAGATGAGGACCAACTGCTGAAGTTGGTCTCCATCACTTCGGTAACCAGTCATTTTAATAAGGAAATCTTTGTCAAGTGGCGTAAGAGAGTTGGTGTAGAAGAGGCAGATAAAATCACCAAGGCAGCAACCAGTCGTGGAACTGATATGCACACCCTGGTTGAGAACTATCTTTACAATAGAGACCTTCCTCCGGTTCAACCCATATCAGATTTTCTTTTTAAGATTGCAAAATCAGAACTGAATAGGATTAATAATATCTACTGTCTGGAAGGAGCTCTATATAGTAAACAACTTGGTGTTGCCGGTACTACTGACTGTATTGCCGAGTTTGATGGAGAACTTGCCATCATAGACTTTAAGACTTCTAAAAAACCAAAACCAAGAGATTGGATTGAGAATT